TGGCAATGATAATTCTGCTTTTGGGGTACTTGCGTTACAAGCTAACAGCGGGTCAAGAAATACAGGAGTTGGAGTAAGTTCTTTAGTTTTTAACACTACAGGAAACAATAACCTTGCTTTAGGATATCTTTCTGGCACTCATCTTTCTGATGGTTCAACAGCAAACACTATTTCAGACAATTCTGTTTTTCTTGGAGCATATTCTAAATCATCAATAAATAACCAAACAAATCAAATAGTTATAGGTTATGATGCAATAGGCAACGGAAGTAATACAGCTACTTTAGGTAATAGCAGTATTACAGACACTTATTTAAGAGGTCAACTTCATAATTCAAGTTATGGTTCTGGAGCGAATACTGGAACACCTACATATGCTCTACAAGTTGATGCAGGTGGAAATATTATTGAAGGTGCTTTAGGTGGCGGTGGCACTATGGCAACCACAACCTTTACGCCTTATCTAACCATTACGAGTACAGATGGACAAGCAGCCGTTGAAGAATTAAAAGACGAACTAGATGCAGCAGTTATAGCAAGTGGAACAGACGTTCCACCTATGAGTTATACAACCGTTGGTGGCGAAACCACATGGGCAATAGGGCAAACCATACCAAGCCAACATAAACTATTTATAAATGGCTTAAAAGTAATTGAAGGAGTTGATTATACTATTAGTGGAACTAGCATAACTTATATAGGCACTATTTTACCAGATGAAAAACATGAGCTATATTTTGATATAGCAGTGCCAACTACTTATAACGCAAGTGAGGTTAGTGTTGATACGAGCGGTTTTAATGGTAATTTAGCTATTACAGACAATACCGTTCAAAAAGTAGCACAAAAATTAGATGATTTAGCTATACCAACAAATGCCAATTATGTAGATTTAACTACTGCTCAAACAATAACAGGAGCTAAAACCTTTAATAACGGAACATATAATACTACTATAAATGGAGTTTCAGGATTTGGAATTAATTCACCAGTTACAGGAGCGGGAGGAGTAGGATTTTATTCAGACATAACAGGAGAGAACGCAACAGGTGTCTTTATTAATTTAGCTTCTGGGTCAACAGGAGCAAATGGTGTATATACAGTAGTAGGTTCTGCATCAAATGGATTAGTCTCAAACGTAGTAAGTGGAGGCACAGGATTTACATTTGTAGGTCAAAATAATAGCAGTAATACATTTAGTGTAAATAAAACAGGCGATATAGTAGCAAACTCTTTTAGTGGTGCAGGAACTAATTTAACAGGCACAGCCACCAATTTAACAGTTGGTAATATACAACCAACAGCCATTAGCGGCAAAGCAGCCAACGCAGGTTTAACAGGCACAGAAGAATTGCTTATAAACAACGCAGGCACACTTGAAAAAACAACTACACAGGCTATTGCTGATTTGGGTGGTGGTGGAACGGTTGATGTAGTCAAAAATGTGGCTACAAGTACTATTTTAGGGCGTGTAACAGCAGGAAGTGGAGATAGTGAAGAATTGACCCCTACACAAGTTAGAACGCTTATAAACGTAGAAGATGGGGCAACCGCAGACCAAACAGCAAGTGAAGTAACAGTAGATGCAAGTGGTTTTAATGGCAATTTAGCAATAACAGATGATACGGTTCAGAAAGTAGCACAAAAGCTAGATGATTTAGTTATTGGTGGTGGGGGTGGTAGTTCACTATCCACAATGGCAGAAATAGCTACACAGGATTTTAAAGAACTTATTACTTACAATAAAGAATGGCTATTGCCTTCTTATGCTGCTAATGTATATACAGGCACTAATGGCACAAATACTAGAATACATAATAATCTTACTCTTATAAGAGCATCTAACTCATTTGACTATCCTATAAATATAGTATTTAGCAGTGGTACAACAGCAGGCACAATTGGTTCACAAAACGGACAAGCTTTAGGGGTTTTTAATGGAAATTCATTTTACATGAAAAGAGGTTTTTATCGAAGCGTAGTAGCTTCGGGAGATAGATTTTCAATAGGTTTATCTTCTGCTTATAGACTTGGTGACCCGACAAATATAGAGCCTGACACGCAGACAAATGTGTTAGGAATAGCAAAACTATCAACAAGCAACAATATTCATATTATTCATAATGACGCAAGTGGAGTTACAACAAGTTTTGATTTAGGAACAGATTACCCCGCCACAGATACAACATTGTATTATTATACTCTTGAAATATATGGAGTTTTAGGTACTTCGGTAACTGTTAAAGTTACAAGAATTACACGTAGTACAGGTGCAGAAATTAGCACAAATCAAGTTATAACAACTAACATGCCAACAGTTACCATATCAGCTTTTATATGGGTAACAAACAACGCAACGGCAGCTAATTCAGATATTAGAGATAGGGGCGCAATTAAATATATAAATACTTATTAATGAAAATACCGTCAAGATTTTGGAATATCATCCCTTTACGATTTAAGTCTAAAATACAAGCTAGATTTCAACCTGATAATGCATTAACATTTCCTGAAAATGCTTATTTTTTAACTCCCGATGTTAACGGAAATTTCACTAAAGCAATGGTTGATAATGCTGTTGCTTTAGGTGAGGAATATATTGTTTTTGATGCTGACACTTTAGATGTTCATTATGAAGAAAGTATTCACGAATTATATGGCGGTTTATTAATGGCATATTTATATTTAACAAATATAAAAAAAACAGCATTAAATCCCTTAATATTAGATTTTAGAAAAGTAAATATAGATTGCTTTCCAGACCCAAACAATGTATTATTAAAACACGATTTTATAAATTTAGAATCTTGTGAAAATATCATTTTAAAATTTGGCACAGTTGACGGAGATAGATATAAGAGAAGCTATGCAACTCAGTCTGAAATAAAGTTTGAAGATACGATGTTGGTGCGTTCTGGGAAAGGGTGTAAAGATATAATTGTAGATGGGGGTAATGCAGCTGGTTTTATGGCAGACATGCTTGCATCTATTGTTTATGGGTCAAAAACTATTGCTTTTGAAGAAACAGAAAAAAATTATTACATACAACCAGATGGAAGATTTGAGAGCATATTTTATAACGTAAACCCAAACACTTATGATAGATTTGGATTAACAGGCGGAGTAGGATTTAATAGGCTTTTAAAATATGACATGGAAGATGTTACTTTTAAGTTTTTTAATATAAACAATACCTTATTAGCACAACTTGATAATTGCCAATATTTTGAATCTTACAATTTTCCAGATGTAAGTGGTATTGTAAAAATGAAAGTAAATGTAAATCCTTTAAACGGGATGCAAGAAAGTCCGAACATCATGTATCATCGGTTAGAGTACAATCCTAATAATGGTACAATTGTTAGAAATATGTCGATTGGCGATAACCATAGGGGTGGCATTGCTAATATAGGAGCGCACGCTATAATAGAAAATAATAACTTTTTTACAACTGAAAGATATTATACTGTACCAGCTTTTCCAGATACAACTAGGTATCATGTAAATTGCGAAGATGCTGTTTCAAGAAATTTAATAATTAGAAATAATACATTTAATACAAGATTCAATATGTTGTTATTAACGCATAATCTTAATGCAGATATAACTAACAATATATTTATAGGTGAAGGAAATGCAAGTATATTTATATATCAATTGCTTTATGGTAGTATTACTAATAATGATTTTCAATCAACAGGCACAGTGAATGCAGGAACAGGAACAAATAAAGGCAACATAATAGTCTCTGGAAATACAGGAACACCAAAAGTTGCATTAACAAATGCTGCTGAATGGCGAAACAATACTTTTAGTAATAATATTATTAATGGTAGAGGTAAGTGTAATAATAACACGTTTACAAATTATAATGTAGACCGTTTAAATTGGACTAAAGATATACATGATAATGAATTTATTGGTTTAACTGGATATTCAATAACATTGCCTAAAGTTTATGTTTATAGAAATAATTTTAAAGATTTTACTTTCAGACTTCAAGACGGTAACAATAAAGAGGAACAAATAGTATTTGATACGGTTGAAATAGACAATACAACCTCGCCTGCTTTAGATGGATTTTATAGAAATTATGGTGACGCACAAATTATAGCTGTTAATAGCACTTTTAAAAAGTTTAAAATAAATAACACTCGAACCAACGAAGCTATTGATTTTGAAGATGGGAATTGGTATTTTGAAAATTGCTTATTTACAGATATACAAGATTATTTAATTATATTAGGCAGTAATATTGCTAATAATATACCAGAAAAATTCTATTTTAAAAATTGTACGTTCCAAGGAAGTGGGTTAATAGCTTCAAACACAGTATGGGGAACTGGTATGAATTACGAAATTATTTTCGATAATTGTACAATAGACTCATTATTAACAATGCCTTCAAGTTATTCTTTTGGAACGGTTACAATGCCGACTTTAATAGAGCCTAGAACACAGCCAATTCCAATACTTGAAAGAGATGATGTAAATGTTAGAACTATTGTTAGAGTTGATTTTCATCTATTTGCGCTAAAAATTAGAAACAAAAACACGCTTGTAATAGATTTAGATAAAGATGTAATTGCTGCGTATATACACTATACAGCAACACCTAATGATTTTGAATACAGTATAGACGGAGGTTTGTATTGGGATTCTTTATAAAAAAAAATTAAACTATAAAAACCAATTAACCATAAAAAATTTAATATTTTTATAGATAATTAATAAACAAAATAATGGCAATATTTACATTAACAACAAATTCATATACAAATTTACCTCCTAATCAAATAGGTGATAATAAGTTATCAATAGATTATAATGAAACTTATATATTTACAGTAAATAATTTTACTAGTGAAACTGTACCTACATTTAATGACCCTGAAGGAGATACTTTAAATTCAATTAAAATACTATCTTTACCAACTACAGGAACTTTATATTTGAATGCAGTAGCAGTAATAATTAATGATGAAATTCCAGTTGCAAGTATAAATAGTAATTTATTTACTTATATAGCCGATATTGGAACTATTACTGCTTATATAGATAAATTTACTTATGATTTATCTGATGTAGGGTCTCTTACTTATTCTGGATTAATTGGAACTATGAATTTATCAGTATTAACTAAAGAAAATTTACCACCTTCTGTGGTAGGAGATAATTCTTTAACTACTAATTATGGAGCATCAATAATATTTACAGTTGCAGATTTTACAACAGGTACTACTCCTCCTTATTCTGACCCTGAAGGAGATTCAGCTTCTCAACTAAAAATAACTAGGTTACCATTATTTGGAATAATTAAATTAAATGGAGTACCAATTGTTATAAATCAAACAATTAGTTTTACAGATATAGCATCAGGATTATTAACTTTTGTGCCAGATTTAACTGTTACAACTGGAGATATACAAACTTTTGAATTTGAAATAGCTGATGCTGGTTCAGGAATTTTTACATCATAATATATGGCAACTTTTACACTAAATATTAATAGTATTACTGCTATAGAACCATTAATTGGAAGTGAAGTTGTAACAAGTTTTACTTGTTATACTTCAAGCGCAATGGATATAAATGCAGAAATAGGAGATACAATACAATTAACTTTTTCAATAAATGTATTACCTAATATTTATAATATTCAATTAAATACAGGATTTGGATATTTTACTATTAGTACAACAGGAACATATACTTTTATACATACTGGGGCTACTAGTTTAAATATAGATTTAGGAAATACTGTATTAACAGAAGTAATAGTATTAAATATAACTGGAGTTAATACTTCATCTGGAGAAACAGACTTAAAAATAATATATAAAAATAGTACAGGCTCACCTTGTTAAAAAATTATTAATAAAAAAACACAAATAAATAATATGGATTTTATAATACAAAATTGGAAAGAATTAATATGGTCTCCTCTTGTTGGTATTACTGTTTGGTACTTTACTAAAAGAAATTTACAAAAAACTTCTGAAGATAAATATAGAGCATCTGTTACTGGTGATAATTTAGGTAATATAACTGTAAATTTTAAAGTTTATCAAGATTTAATAAATGATTTAGAAGAAAGATTTAAGAAAAAGATAAATGATTTAGAAGAAGATTTAACTAAAATGAAAATTTTAAATGAAGAATTAATAAGAGCTATATCTAATCAAGAAAGATATATTAAAAAATTAAAAGCTAAATTAGATAGTTATGAGATGGAAGGAAAAAATTAGTGAACATATTTCTTATACAGACGCAATTAAGTCAGATACAGGTATTAGAAAAAATATAGATAATAATCCTAGCGAAGAAATATTAGCAACAATGAAATATGTTGCTGAGAATGTATTTGAGCCTATTATAGCCCATTTTGAAGTCCCAATAGGTATTACTTCATTTTTTAGATGTGAAGCTCTTAATAACGCTGTAGGAGGTTCTAAAACATCTGACCATATTACTGGTTCAGCAATAGATATAGATTCAGATATATATGGTATGATTACAAATCAAGATATATTTAATTTTGTAAGAGATAATTTAAATTTTGACCAACTTATTTGGGAATTTGGAAATGATAAAGAACCTGCGTGGGTACATGTTAGTTTAAAAAAAGAAAATAATAAAAAAGAAATATTAAGAGCTATTAAACAAAAAAATTGGAAAGGACAATCAATTACTAAATATATAAAATTATGATAATCAATAAAAAATATATAACAATAACTTTTATTAGTTTGTTAGTAGGATTTTTTGTATCATATTTTATATTTAAAAAAGAAATAGATAATATTCCAGTAAATATTAATATCCCAGTAAAGATTCCTTCTGTAGAAAAAGAATTTGATACTATCAAATTACCTAGTGAAGTAAAAATATTACCTGGTGAAAAAGTTATAGATTCAACTTATTATAATGAATATATTAAATTAAAAGATAGTATTAAAAAAAATAAAGCTTACAAAGATGCTATTACATTAAGAGAATATAATAATATATTTGAAGATGAAAATATTACAATTAATACATATAATAAAGTTAGAGGTACATTATTAGAAACTCAATCTAGTTATAAAACTAAAGAAAGAACTATAATAATAGATACTACACTTAATATACCAGTACCAAGAAAAGCTGAGTTATATATTGGTGGAGATTTTATATTACCAACTGACCCTGTTGTATTAACTGAACCATCTATAGCCCCAGGATTTATATTAGTTAATAAAAAACATAACAAAACTTATAAAGGTGGGTATGATATTAACAATAAAGCAGTTAAAGTAGGTATATATTTTAGATTATAATAAAAAAAATTAGTAAATAAATATCATTTTATTTGGTATTCTCATTTATTTTTTGTACCTTTGACAAAGAAAAAGTAACAAAAAGAAAGTTATTTATTGACTAATATGAAATGTAAATGGAAGTAGAAGAAATTAAAGAATTTTTAAGAGAAAAAAATGGTTATCTAAAAGAAGGTGGTAAAAGATTAAGATATTATTTAAATAAACGAGGTTTTAATACTACAATAAAAAAATGTAAACAAGCTCTTTCAGAAGTTAGAGCTGAAGTAAAAAATATAAAAAATAAAGTAAATAATAACTCTGCAAAAATATTAATATATGATATTGAAACTTCACCTAATATAGGTTGGTTTTGGAGAGCTGGTTATAAATTAAATATATCACCAGAAAATATAATTAAAGAAAGAGCTATCATATGTGTAAGTTATAAATGGTTGGGAGAAACACAAGTATATAATTTAACTTGGGATAAAAATCAATGTGATAAATTTTTAATTGAACAATTTGTTGAAGTATTAAATGAGGCTGATTTAATAGTTGCTCATAATGGAGATAATTTTGATTTAAAATGGTTAAAAACTAGAGCATTATTTCATAGAATACCTATGTTACCTAATTATAAACAATTTGATACATTAAAATTAGTTAAAAGTAAATTAAATCTTAACTCAAATAGATTAGATTATATTGCTAAATATTTAGGATTTGAAGGTAAAAATAAAACAACTATAGATTTATGGATGGATATAGTTTATAAAAATTGTCCTAATGCAATGTCTACTATGTTAGATTATTGTGATGAAGATGTTAGACAACTTGAAAAAGTTTATAATGAATTAAAATATTTAGATAATCCTAGTTTACATTTTGGTGTATTAAATGGATTAATAAAACAAACTTCACCAATATCTGGTGGTGTTAATTTAAAGAGAATTAAATCAGTAACCTCTAATAGAGGTACTATTAAACATATAATGAAAGATTTAGATACAAATAGATTATTTGAGATGTCTAATACTAATTATAATAAATTTTTACTAATAAATAAATAAAAAGTTTATACATTACATTTTTTCATTTTTAAGTCCTTCTCTCATAGCGAATTTAGTCTTCATTATTGAGGGCAGGACTTTTTTATAATTATAACCATGAAACTAAAAAAATTAATATATGATGTAAGAGAAGGTGTTAAAGAATTCACTGATGATAGTGAAATTGATAACAGATATATTATATATTTATATAATATTAAAAGAGTAAAATATTTACGTCAAGATTTAAACAATCATCAAAGAACTATAGATAATTCTATCTTACAAACATTTTGTCTGTCTTTAGAAGAAGTTAGTTCAAATGAATGTAGTGTTAATTATGATTGCCAAACTATTTTAAAAAGTAAACAACCTATACCTACTCCTATAGAGCTTCATATTAGAACTGGTATAACTAAAATTAAACCCACTAATAGACTTGCTATTCCATTTAATATTATTAATAAGGATAAAGTACCATATATAGATGGAGCGTCTTTTAAAAGAGGTTTATATGCATTTATAGATACTGATGAATATATATATATTATATCACCTGATAAAGAAAGTTATAAATTATTAGAATGTATTACAGTAACAGGTATATTTGAAGACCCATTAGAATTAAGTAATTATCAGAACTGTTGTGATTGTTCTACACCATCGGTTTGTTTTGATGAATTAGAAACTGATTATCCATTACAACCTCATCATATAGATACTATTAGAAGAGAAATAATTAATGATTTGTTACAAATAAAACAAATTAGAGAAGATAAAGAAAATGATAGTACAGATATATAATGATACAAGATATTAAATGAAAGAGAAAAGAATTCATAAAGCTAAATCAGATTTTGGTATTTCAGATTATTATAAATTTTATAAAAAACAATATAATAGTAATATATCATATAGTAAATATAAAAAAATTATTGAAGAATTTAATGAAGAAATAATCAATTTAATAATTGAAAGTACATTAATATATCAACTTCCTTATATTGGTATGGAAGTAATGATAAAGAAAGATAAAAGAAAACCTAGATTACTTAATGGTAAAGTTATTAATACAACACCTGTAGATTGGAAAACTACAAATAATTTATGGGAGAAAGACAAAGAAGCAAAGGAAAAAAAAATATTAGTTAGATATAGTAATCATCATACATCAGGTTATGTATTTAGAATTTATTGTAAAAAATTTAAATGTAATTTAAAATATAGAAGTTTATATAAATTCAAAGCTAATAGAAAATTTACAAGAAAACTTAGTTCTAGATTATTAGATAAAGACAAAGATAATCTAGATGCATTTTTATTATATTAATAAATTTAAAAATATTTAACCATGTATAATGGACAAGTAAAATCTTTAAAAACAATATTATGGAAGGTTATGAACCATCCATTAGCTGCTGAATTAACTTATGATTTAGCTGCTGAATATGCGCTAGAGGGTATCAGATTAATTGGTGCACCTCTTTCTTTAGTTAATAAGGTATCTGACCCACCTATTAAATTACAATATAATAAAGCTTTATTACCAGAAGATGTTGTTGAAATAAAACAAATTAGATATATGGTAGATAAAGATGATGATGATAATTATAAAATACCAATGACATTAGCTACTGATAGTTTTCATAATAGAAACAATTGTAAATCTGTAAGTAATAATGAATCAACATATGTAGTTGAAGAAGGTATTATAAAAACTTCTTTTACAGATGGTTATGTAGAAATATCATATAGAGGATTACCAGTAGATGATGATGGTTTTCCATTAATACCAGATAATCAAAAGGTTGCTTTAGCTATTGAATATTATATATTATTTAGATATTTTGGACCATTATATGATGTTGGTAAAATAACAAAACAAGCATGGGATAGAATAGAAACAGCTAAATGTTGGTATATACCTTCTGCTAATTCAGATATAAAAATACAAAGTTATGACCATGTTGAAGCTATAATGAATAGTATAAATAGAATAATTATCAATACAAATGCTCATTCTAATTTCTTTAAAATGGCAGGTAAAAAAGAAAGACTTCGTAGATTTAATTAATTATGAATAAAAAAGTAAAATATACATTTGGAGGTGCTACTCAAGATATTAGTAAAAGTAAACATCCTTTTCATTATTATTTTGAGGCTGGTCATATAAAAATATTATCAACAGATAGTCAATCTACAGGAAGTATTAATAATGAAAAAGGAAATGAATTAGTAATTACTATTCCTAATATTTCTATTAATGATAGTACTAATATTATTACTTATGATAATAATATTTTACCATATAAAAATGGTAATGAAATATCTCAACAATTAGCTAGTGGAGAATTATCTACTACATCTTCTAATCATATTATTATTGGTCATACTACTACACGAGAAGATATTATATTATTTACTACAGATGATAATAATATGGATTGTATATGGTTAGTTACAAATGTATTAGAAGAAGATTATACTTTAACTTTATTATATTTAAGAAATTTAGGTTTTTCTGTAAATAATCCTATACAAGCTATATTTAATTACGAAAATGAAAATATACAAAAAGTTTATTGGGTTGATGGTAATAAACAAATTAGATATATAAATATAACATATTCTAATATAGATGGAAATGACCCTCTTATTGAAATACCTTTAAATAGTATAAATTTTGTTGGTGATGTAAAATTTAGTCAACCTTATATCTCTGATATAGTTAGTGGAGGTTCTCATACAGCAGGTATGATACAATATGCTTATAATTTATATAGATTAAATGGTTCACAAACTAAATTATCACCTTTAACAGAACTAGTTCCTTTATCTAAGGGAATTACTTCAGGAGGTGGAGATTTAAATGAAATTGTCGGTTCTATACCTGTAGTTAATATAACAGATATAGATATATCATATACTCATATAAATATCTATGCTATTAAATATACATCTTTTAATCAGATACCTTCTATAAATTTAATAGAAGAAATAGAATTAAACGGGAGGACTGAAATTAAAGTATTTGATGATGGTTCTGTTATATCTTCTTTAACTCTTGAAGAATTTATATTTTTAGGAAGTAATCCTATTATACCTAAACATATCGAAACTAAGGATAATAGATTATTTTTAGGAAATTTAAAAGATAGTTCTTTTGATTTACCTGAAAGTTTAGATTTTAGAGCTTATTCATTTTCTATTAATTCAACAACCACTAATATATGGGATGACCCACAATTAACTTCAGGAGGATTAATTAATAAAACAGTAAATAAAACTACTGTTACTTCTACTTATAATGTACCCTTAAAACATGATGCTATAAATTTAGAATATGATACTCGTAAATATCAATATAATTCAACTATATTAGGAGGTACTGGAAAATATTTAAAATATGAAATAGTTCAAAAAACATCATCAGAATTAAGTAATCCTGTTAATACTTATAGATTTTTAAAAGATGAAGAAATATATAGAATAGGTATTGAATTATTTAATGGTTTAGGACAAAATTCTCCTCCAAAATGGATAGCAGATTTTAAAGCACCTGTTGGTAATTTAGAAGGAAATTATAATACTTTAAAAGTTGAATTATTATCATCTTTTTATACATGGTTAAACACATATAATTTTAATTCAAATGAAGAAATTCCAATTGGTTATAGAATTATTAGAGCAGATAGAACTTTAAATGACAGAACTATATTATGTCAAGGAGCATTAACTCAAATGATGTGTCAAACTACTAGAAATGTAACTAATTTTAATTATTGGAAAATTGAAAATAATAGAAAACTTGAAAGTGATGATTTAGTTAAATTTCCTATTCCTATAACTAGAGGTTTTCAAAGCAATATAATACCATTAATACAAACAGACCATCTTAGAATGATGAATGAAGAAGGTGAAGGTCCTTATGGTTCTAACCCTAATTCAGAATTTGCGCTAGAAGAAATATTTTCTGGAGTAGCTTTAGATTATAAAAGACAACAATCTTGGCAATATACTAAATTATTTCAGTTAAATAGTCCTGATATATTATTTAATTCAGGATTATCATTTAGTACAGGTTTAAAGTTTAAAGTAAAAGGTTTAGTTAGTAATACTAAAAATAATTTATGGTATAAAAGAATAAATGTAGTTAATGAAGTAGTAGATAAAGATATTAAATATAATGTAACTACAAATTTTTTATCAAATGTAGATGTAAAATTTATGGGTTTATTTGGTCCTGCAACTCATGGTGGTCAAATAATGGATTTTACATCTATACATAGAGAATATTCAACATATTATCCTAATACTACTAATAATTATTATGATGTGTATGGTTCTCCTGAAGTAACAGAAAGAGGTCAAGGAATTACTTCATATAATGGAGATGGAACATTAAAATATTCTAATACCTTAGAAGGATTTTTAACAGATAGAAGTAATAATGAAGATGCTATTGTTAATATGAATAGTTATGGAAATAAATGTTTAACTTTTGCACAAGGAAATAATAGTTCTACTAGAAAAGGATTAGAAGATATTTTTTCTGAATCTACTATATCTAATTCAAACGGATTATTATTAACAGAAATAACTATACCAGAAATAACAATTTATTTAGGTAATATTTATGGAGGTAATAGTTATGAAGATAAAACTAGAACAACTTATATACCTATAGGCGAATACAAACCACTTACTTCTACTTCTATAGAAATAGATAATGCTGGAGATACTTATATATATAATTATAAATTTGCAAGAATATCCAAAACAGATACACAAGTTTTAGAACATCAAAGTTTACAATTAACAGAAATAGTATCTTTTCCAATTGAAACTTATGTAGATTTAAAAAATAGAAATGATTTATCATTATTTGAGTGGGATTCTGAGTTTCAACCAAGATATGAAAATTATCATAATTATAATAGAGTTTATTCACAATCACCTAATTTAGTTGGTAATACTAGTATTGATTTTAATTTTAAAAAAATTAAAAATTTTGATACAAGAATTCAATCTACTAAATTAAAAATACCAAATGAATCAGTAGATAGCTGGACTGATATATTAGAAAATGAATTACTAGATTTAAATGGTAAATATGGACCAATAAATAATATTGTTTCATTTAATGATATGTTATATGCATTTCAAGATGAAGCTATTGCTCAAATTTTAATTAATCCAAGAGTACAATTACAAAGTACAGATGGTTTAGGACTAGAATTAGGTAGTGGTGATATATTATATAAATTTGTTTATCTTACTACTAAAAGTGGTTCTATTAATAAATGGGGTATAGTTCCAACTAAAAAAGGTATATACTATTATGATGCTTTAAATAAAGCTGTAGGAAGAGTTCCTGATGCTATTGGACCATTATTAACCGATTTGAAAGGAATGCATAGTTTTTTTAATAATAATTATAATTATAATTTAATTAAAGAAGATAATCCTGTATTAGGAAAGGGTGTTATATTTGGTTATGATAATTATAATAATGATATATATATATCATTATTACAATCTAATGATTCTTTCACATGGTGTTATAATGAATTAAAAGATGAATTTATAGATTTAAAAACTTATATTCCATCTAGATATATTAATAAAGGAGAAAAATTTATAATTCCTAATATAAATAATAATACTTTATATGAACAATATAAGGGTGATTATAATAAATTTTTTGGTATAAAACAACCTTCTTATATTATATTACAAGTAAATCCTGAATCTGATATAGATTGTGTTTTTAATAATATACATTACAATTCAGAATTATATTTAAATGATATAGACCAACCTAATAAAACATTAACTCATATACAAGCTTATAATGAATACCAAGATTCTGGTAGAATACCATTAATAGTAAATAGAGGAAGTAATATTAGACGTAAATTTAGAGAATGGCAAGCTGATATACCAAGACAAGATAGAAACAGAATTAGAAATCCTTGGATATTTTTAAAATTAGAATTAGATAATACTAGTAATTATAAGTTAATCCTTCATGATATTATTGTATATTATAAAATATAATATTTATTATTATAAATAATACATTAAATTATTTGGAAACAATGAATAAAAATCTTATATTTGTGATATAATGAATGAAAGGGAAAAACTCATAAAAAAATTAATTGAAGAGAAGGGTGGTAGTCCAAAAGACTACCTTAACCTTCTTGATACTATTGCATATCATGAATCTGCAGGTACATTAGACCCTGAAATAGTTCAACAAGGTGGTGGTCCTGGTAGAGGTAAATACCAATTTGAAGTTGGTAAAAATGCTGGTGCAATAACAGCTGCTAAAAGAACTAAAAAATATTATAATGATAATAATATTCCTGTTCCAGAATGGTTACAAAAAGCAACTCAATTTGATAGTTTAGATGCTAGTACATTAAGTTCTGAACAACAGGATATTTTATTTTTAGGTAATATGCGTAAACATCCTAAAGCAGATTTAGCTAAAGTTGTAAAAGGTGAAGAATCTATAACAGATTTTTGGGCTAATTATCATTGGGCAGGAGCAGATAAAGATAGAGCAAAAAGAATAGATTCCTTTAATTCTTCTATTGAAGATTATAAAAAAAAATTTAATTCAAAAAATAATAGTGAATATATGACTTTTAATAGGACTCCAGAAATTAAAACTTTTAATCAAACTAATTGGACAGCCCCTATTAAGGATGAAAAATTTGAGTCTGAAATAGTTACAGATAATACTTCTGTTTCAACTAATAATGATTATATGAAAAATATATTATCTATGGTAGGTAAATCAAATATGAAAGTAAATGGTGGAATTATTAATTCTAATAATATAGATAAAAATTTAAATGAGTTTAATGGGGGTGGAACTCATGAACAAAATCCTTTAGGCGGAATACCTCAAGGAATAGGTAACAACGGAAAACAAAATACAGTAGAAGAAAATGAGACTTCCTTTGAATTAAAAGGTGGTAAATATATTTTTTCAAATAGATTAAGATTATGAATATAGATTTAATAAAGGAATTTAATTTACCATCCTACACAAAAGGTAAATCCTTTGCAGATGCTAGTAAAGCTATAGAAGCTAAATTTAAAGGTAGGAATGATAAAGTATCTAATGAGACTAAACAAGAATTATTAGAAAGATTATCTCAAGCTCAAGAGTATTTGAAACAAAATATGGAAATATCTAATCCACAAGACCAAAACCAAGGTATGTTTGGTATGGATTTAGAAGAAACTGGTACTGAAGATGGTGGTATTGGTGTCTCTGGAGCTTTAGGTTTAGCAGGAGGAGCTTTAGAATTAGGTAATATGGCGTTTAGTAAAAGTGGAATAGATACTAGTGGTAGAACTGCTGCACCTGATGTAAATATTGCTGGAGGAGCTATGTCAGGAGCTATGTCAGGAGCTAAAGCTGGTAGTGCATTAGGTCCTTGGGGAGCTGCTGGTGGTGCTGTGATAGGTAGTATTGCTGGATTAATTGGTGGTAATAAAGCTAAAAAAGATGCAGCAAAAGCTAATATGAACTTTGATTTTAAACAATCAAATAATTATAGACCTAATACATATGAAATAGGTGGTTATACTACTGACCCAAAAAAAGACAAAAAAATACAAAGAAATTTAAATTCTCAAGAATTATCTGATTTAAATGATAAATTACAATCTCAAGATTTAGGAGAAGGTATATTTAGTAATAATGCAGCTAACTATGACCCTCATAATGAAGGTGGAATTTTTGCAACTATAGATACTATTAGAGCGTCTAAACCAAATCATAATTTAAATTTAGGTAAATATAAAGATTTAGATTATTTTGATATAAAAACAAATAAAGATGGTAGACATACTTTAAAAAATACTAAAAAAAATCCTGCTAATGCAGAATTATACAAAGAACAATTAAATCATATAACAAGTTTAAATCCTAAAGCTAATATAGCTAAATATAATGATTCAGGCTATACAGATAATTTTAGCAATGGAGGTTATACAAATGAATATACTGATGGAGGAGGTATTAATTTTCAACCTTTTGGTATTGGAAAACACTCTAATGCTGAACAAACTTTTACTGGAAAAGCTTTAAATAAAACAGGTGAATTTTTAAAAAATAATTATGGTAGTATATTAAGATATGCTCCACTTTTAGATAATTTAACTAATAAAATAGAAAAACCTATTACTGAAAGAGGTACTAGATTAGATAATGTATATAAACCACAATTATTTGATGAACAACAAATAGTTAACCAAGTTAATCAAAATAATGTTAATAAAGCTCTTTCTGAATCTTCAGGTGGTAATTTAGGTGCGTTAAGTACTAATTTACTTGCTGCTAATTTAAATAAAACTAAAGCCATTAGTGATGCTTATATGAAAGGTGAAGATATTAATAGAAATGAAAATAAATTTCAATTTCAAAGTAATCTTCAAAAAGATACAACTAATGCTCAATTAAATGAAAGATATTTAGAAAGAAAAGCACAAGATGAAGGAGCTTATAATACAGCTAAATCAGCTCAAAGAAGTGCATTATTTGAAGATATTGGTAATATAGGTAAAGAAGAATCCTATAAAAAAATGGTTAAAAATATGTTTGGATATTCTTGGAATGGTAAGTATTTTGTTAATGAAAAAGGTGAACAAATTACAAAAGAGGATATGGATAAAAAAGTAAAAGAAAGTTCAAATGGCACAAGTAAATAGATACACTAAGACTTCTCAATCTAGATTTAATCCTATGACTTTACAGGAGTTAATGTTAGTTCCTGCTTATAAACGTCAACAGCATGATGCTATGTCTGAAAGTATTGGTGCTATTGAAACACAACTAGCTCAAATAGACCCTTCAGATATTCATAGTGAAGTAGCTAAAGCTGAACAACAAAGATTATATGATGAATTAAATAAACGTTCTGAATTATTAGCTAGAGAAGGATTTAATAATACTACTAAAAGTGATATATTAAGACTTAATAAAGATTATCAAACAAGTGTTGGACCTACTGGTGTATTAGGTAAAGTACAAGCAGCTAAGAAATCATTAGAACAAGGTAAAGCTGAAGTATTAGCTAATGCTACTAAAATTGGTTATGGACCAAATGAAATACAAAAAAAATTACAAGAAGCTGAAGAACTTTATATTAAAAAATTTAATGAAACTGGTAAAATAGAAAATTTTCAAGCACCAATGCCAGCTGCTTATCAAGATTTACAAAAAGATATATTTGAAGTAGGTAAGATGATGAATTCTGAAACTATAACTAAAATGAATGAAAAAGGTTATAGATTTGAACCAACAGAAACAGGTGGTATGATGCTTGTAACTAAAGATGGTCAATTAGTAGAAACTACTAATGTTCCTAATATAGAAGTAGCAAGAAAATTTCTTGAAGAAAAATGGATTAATGATAAAGGTTTAGGTGCTCAAAGTGCAACTTGGCAAGGTTTAGATAAACAAACTATTTCTAATACTATTAATGCTGGTTTAGGATTACAAAAAGAAACTAAAAGTTTAGATACAACAGGTGAAAAATATCAATATGTAGCTCCTAGTAAAGGTGATTTAGATTATCCTGAAGAAGGTAAACCTAATGGTGAGTATGCTGAAGCTACATCTGTAGAAATATATAGTACTAATATATTAAATAAACTTAATAATATAGGGAAAGTATTAACAGCAGGAGGTGGACCAAAATTTGTTAGAACAGGACCAGGTTTAAATGCAAGTGGTCAAGTTTTTGCTGGAAGCACTTCTAAAGAAGAATATATAGCTACTGTACAAAATCAACTTAATCCAAAAGAATTAGAAGATTATAACAGAATATATGATAATATTATAGTAAATACTCCCGAAGCTAAAGGATTTAATAAATATTCTCCAGAAGCTGCTAGTTTAGTTCAAGAATATTTTAATAAAAATAAGCAATTAATAAGACAAGATTTCATTATTACAGATGATTTTGCTAAATCTTATGGAGATAGAAGTGTAGGTGTAGATGGGTCATCTCCTAAAAAAATAGCTGAATTAGTTCAATCTAATCCTAAAGAAAGAAAATATTTTATAGAAGGTTCTAATAAAGTTATTTCTTATGATGATTTACCTTCTGATATTAAAAAGAATTTTGATAATTTAAAGTATTCAGGTTATTATAGTCCTAAAAACTTTTTGACTGATAAATACGGTAATATTGAAAATAAAAATTTATTTGTATCACCTATAAGAATGCAATATAGAAATGATAATGGTGACATTAAAAATATATTAGTTAGTAGGTCTGGAACTGAAATAAATTCACCAGAATTTCAAGCAGATAAAGATTTTAATGATGTATTTATAAATACTAATAAATTTCCAGATATTCCTTATAAAATACCAAAAAGTAAAGATAAAGTAGTAGTTTATCTTTCTACACCTATTATGATAAATGGTGAAAAACATTCTTATATTATAAATACTGAATCTCCAGAAGGAGGTTATATTAATCCTATTCCTGTTACAGAAAAAGACTTACAATCTAGATTTTTAAGAGCTCATGGTGCAACTTCTACTAATATTAAAAAGAAAAAATAATGGATGAAGAAGAATTAAACTATGATGATAAATTTGATATTTATGATAATTTTACAGAACCTGTAAAAGAAAAATATAGATATGCTAATACACCTTCTACAGAAGTAGCTAGAGGTGATTTTGATTTTGGTGATAGTAGGTACGATAAAGCTTTTTTTCCAAATGTTACTGTAAATGAAGATGGTAATCTTCGAGAATCTATTAGTGAAAATAGAGCTCAAAGACAACCTTGGATAACTAAAGCAGGTGCAGGAATATTAAGAATAGGCACTAAAGTTGTGTCTGAAGTTGCTAAAATGCCTGGAGTAATAGGTGGTGTAGTTTTTGGTGGTTTTGGTCAAATTGGAGATATTATTTCTGGTGAAGATAATACAGATTTTATACAAACCGCTTTTAATAATAGTTGGATAAGAGCTATAGGTGATGCAGAAGAATATATTAAAAGTGAAGCCTTACCTGTATATGTAAAAAAAGCAGTAAGTGAAGGTAATTTATGGGATAATATTACAGCTATAGATTTTTGGGCTACAGAAGGTGCTGATGGTATAGGTTATATAGTATCTATGTTAGCTCCAGGTGCAGCTATAAATAAATTTGGTATTGGTGCTAAAATACTTGGTACTAATAAGTATGCTCAAATGGCTGCTAAAACTAAATATGCAGATGATATACTTAAACAACTAAAAAGAATAGATTCACCATTAACCCCTACTTCTGCTAAAAATGCAGATTTATTTACTGGTACAATGGCTAATACACTTTTTGAAGCAGGTGCAGAAGCTAAAGGTGCAATGGATTCTTATGAACAAGAATTACAACAAAAATTAGCTAATAATGAAATTACTCAAGAACAATATAATAATGAATTAAAAAAATCTTCTGAAATAGGTAGAAATGTATTTTTAGCTAATGCTGCTATATTAATTGGTCCTAATGCTATGATGTCTAAAATGTTATGGGGAAAACCTCGTAATAAAGCTGTTGGTGTTATAGCTGGTACAGGAAGATTAGAAGCTTTAAATAATCCTACATTACGTCAAAAAGCTGGTCAAGCTATTGGACAATTTATAAAAGGTAGTGTAACTGAAGGTTTATGGGAAGAAGGTATGCAATCTGCTTCAGAACAATTTTTTGTTAATAATCCAGATGCAGGATTTTTAGATTCTGTTGGTGAAATACCTAAAGCTTATGCTGAAATGTTTTCTTCTACAGATGGACAAAAAGCTATGTTTTTAGGTACACTATTTGGTGGAGGTATGACTTCATATCAAGATTTTAAAAGTTCAACTAAAGAAAAAAATATTACAAATCAATTAATAACTGCTGGTAATGAAGTATTAGATGATGCTTATAATATATTTCACAAAGATACTTATGAAAAAAATGAAGATGGGCAAGTAATATTTGATGAAATATTAGAAAATGGTGAATATAAAAAAGTACCTAAAGTTAATTTTAAAGCTTTAGCAGAAAAAATTAAAAGCAGTAATCAATTAGAATATTTGTCAGGATTATATGATTTAGCATCTGAATCTGGTGATGTTGAATTAGTTCGTGATATTAAACAAAAAGTATTTACAGATTTAATTAAACCTTTTATTGTTAATGAACAATTAGGAATAGATGTTTTAAGACAACATTTAGAAACTTCTTCAGAATTAGCATCTTTAAATAAAGCTGATAAAACTGATAATAAAAAATTTATTGATAATATACTAGAACAAGCTAAAAAATTAGAAAAAGATAATACTTTATTTCAAAGTTTTGCTCCATCTATATTTGATTTAAACAATCCTGAAGCTAATGCTAATGACAAAGTTGCATTTTATAATAAATTAACTGATATCTATTTAAATAATAAATCTAATCAATATTATAATCAACAAAAATTACAAGAAAAAAAGGCTACTTTTAATACTTTATTAGAAGAAAGAGGTATTAATTATATTGATGTAGAAAATAATCCTGCTAAAGTAAGAGATTTATCAACTATAGATAATAGAATTGGTAAGATTTATAATGAAATTGGTTCTTTAAACAATAAATTAAGAGATATTGATAAACTTAATAATGCATTTTGGGATAACAAATCTGTAAAAGAAGCTTTTAGTAAAGAAGTAAAAGAAGCTAATAAAATTAGAAAAGAACAAGATTCTATTGAAAAAGAAACAACAGATGTATTAGAAAAAATAAATTTAGCTAAAACTTTAGATGAATTAGATGATATTAATATACCAGAAAATATAGCTTCTGAAAGTATAAAAGAAACTCTTAATAGTAAACGTAAAGAAATCCAATCTAAAATTAGTGAAAATTCTAAAAAAGTTTCAGAAAAAAATGCAAAACTTACTTTAGAAGAACAAGAAAAAGATAGATTAAATGAAGAAGCTTTAAATTATTTATCTAATAATTTTAATGTAGGTGAAACTGTTACTATACCTGATGTTAAAGGTATTCCAGAAAATAGAAGAGGATTATCTGCTGAAATTACTGCAATTAAAAAAGGATATATTTCTTTTAAAACAGAAGATGGTCAAGAATTTGCATTTAAACCCACTACATTTACTGCTGCTATAAATACTTCTAATTTTGTAACAGAAGGACCAATTGAAGATATTATTGAAGAGGTTCAAGAAGATATTTCTACTGAGATATATGAAGAAAAAAATCAACCTAGAATTATTATAACAGATAATAATAAAGGTAAAAAATTATCTTTTATATCTGATGCAGCTTTAGAATTTGAAAGAACTCCTAGAGATAAAACTAATGAAGAAAAAGGTATCGAAGTTAATAAACAAGGTTTTTCAGATAATCAAAAGAAAGCTTTAGAATTATTTAATAATAAAGATTTTACAGATATAGAATTTTTAATAAATCATTTACCTTTAAATATTAAATTAACAGATGATATTTTTGCACCATTAGAAACTAAATCTGATAAAGAAGGTTATAATAAAATATTTAATAAAACATCTAAAGAACTTAGAAGTACTATAATTAAAGAATTAGCTAAAGGTACTAAAATAGAAGATATAAGCGTTCCAATTGTAGGACAAGGTAATGGAACACTACAAATAGAAGATAATGTTGTAGAGAACCTAATAACTGGCTTATATGAGTTCTCAGGTGATATTTCTAAAATTAAAAAAGAAGATATTTATTTTGTAGATAATTTTGGTACATTAATTAATATTAATGATGATATATTTCCTGTTAATAGGAGATTAGCTAAAGGTGAGGTATATCTTAAAATTCATACTGCTGCTGGATTAGATTTTCCTTTAAAATTAAATATCAAGAAATTAACAAAAGATAAAGCAGAACTATTATATGAATTATATAAAAATAGATTTAATGGTGAAGAAACTAATACTTTATCATCTTTAGATAAAGAATTATGGAATAAAATTCAAGTTAATTTTAAAGATGTACTAGATTTATTAAATAAAAATATTAATGATATTACTATTAAAGATTTAATAGAATTTTTAGTTTGGGAAGGAAGTAAAAATCCTAAAACTCAAGTTAAATTTACTATTAAAAATACATTACTATTATTTGATAAAGAATTAACTAAAGAACAGTTTGAAACTCCTGAAAGTAAAGATTTATTTATTTATACTTTAACTCAAAATAAAAGACATCAAATTAAATTTAGAAAAAAAGAAACTGATAATAATAATTTAAATATTGATGAAAATAGAGCTTATTTAGAATATTTAATTAATAGTGGAACTTTAAATACTAATGCTAAAATAGGTGAACCTACTTTTCAAGGTAAAACTACAATATATTTAGGTAAAGACCAAGTTAAAATTAAAGGTAAATTATCTGAATTTAATGAAGATTTAATTAAAATATATAAAACTAAAGTAGCTAAACCTAAAGTTGAAACTATTATAAAAACTGAAACTCCTAAAGAAAAATCAGGTAAATTTAAAGGTATAGAAATTACAGATACAACACAAATAGATGCTCTATCTGAATTATTTGGACCACCAACTATTGTATCATCTAAAAAAGAAGAAATTGAAAAACCTTCTTTAAAAGAAGAAACTGAATTTTCTAAATTAACAGACGAACAAGCTTCTAAAATATATATTGCTTTGTCTAAAAATTATGTAGTTCATATTAAAGAAATACAAATTGTTGCTAAAAAATATAATAAAATACAAGATAAAGTAAAAGCTGTTTTTGATTTATTAAAAAATAAAGATATAAGTGAAGAACAGATTAAAACTAAATGTGGATTATGAGTTGTATAAGATTATCAAATACAAATAAAGAAACATCATTATTATTTAATGAGTTATTTAAAATTACTAAAGATGAAAAAGAAGCTGATAAATTATTAGCTTATTTTAGAACACCAGAATTTATAAAAATATTTGGTGATTATATAACTTATCATAATACTAAAGAAAAATCTTTTGAAGATACTAAATTTTTTCAAGATAAATTAGATGAAAACAATGAACCTAAATTATTTTTTAATAAAAAATTAAATAAATATTATTTTCTAGATAAAAGTAATGAACCTATATTTTATCCTTATAAAGACCAAGGTATTAGGTCTGTATTTGACACAAATGATATTAAAAGATTTGCTAAAATTGCTGCATCTAATTTTTATATTTCTAATATAGATTTTAATTATGAAACTTTAGAATTTACTAAAAAAAGTAGTAAACATCTTAGAGATTTTTTAAAAGAATTTATAACAACAAAATCTAATCAATTACAAACTAATGAAAATCCTGATATATTTGTAAAAGGTATAGCATTAGAACAATCTGCTCAATATTTAAATGAATGGGTTAATGAAGTTAAAGATTATTTTTCTAGTTTAAAAATTAATTATAAAGAAGATGATATTTCTGAAGATGAAGATGGTGCTAGAGAAGGTGAGGAATTAGTTCCTGATGAATTAATGCGCCAAGAATCTTTTTTAAAAGGTACTAAAAATAATGTAAATAATAATATTAAACTATTTTTATCTTTAATCACTTCTGAAGAAACAAATGATTTTGATGAATATGAATTTATACCTTTTGATGATATTTATAATACATTAAATAAAGCTTTAAGTAATCAAATTGCTTTAGAAACAGAAGATATTTTTGATATTTATTTAGATATTATTAAAGAATTATCAAATGTTAAACCATATTTTAATAAATTACATAATTTATTAAGTTCTGGTAAAATAAGTAATGATAATAATTTTAAAAATCAATTTAGTTCAGCTTTTACATTATATAAAAATAATTATTTAGGTAGTGAAACAGTTACAAATAAAGATGGTAGCAGAAATACTATTATTAGAAATTTATCTGATGTAGGTAGTAGAAAAGGTGCACTAATGTCTCAATGGGAATTTAATTTTTTAAATAAGAAATTAACTACTGTAGGTATAAATAATTTAAATATAGAAACTAATAATAAATTAGATAATTTTAGAAATGATTTAAAAAATATTAAAAGTGAACTTGATTTAATACCTCATTTAAATAATATAAAAGAAATATTAAATAAATTAGGTGTAGAATTTACAGAAAAAGGATTTAATTATTATATTAATAATTTAAATTATAATGAAGTTTCACTTAATGAAAAAATTAATAAATTAAATAAAACTTTTACAGATATATCTTTTGGTTTAATTAACTATAAAGATATTAAAGAAGATTTTTTTAGTAATCAAAATATTTTTAGACAAATGTCTGAAGCTGAAGCGTTTTATATGTCTGAAGGCTCAGATGCTTCTGTATTTACTACTGGTAAGACTAAATGGGTTTATTCATTACCTTCTTATATTGATTTAAGAATAGAAAGATGGAAAAAAGACCCTAATTCTTTATATAAATTCTTTTTATCTACTGAATATAATAAAGGTTCAGACTGGATGTATTATTTAACAGCTTCTGAAATTTTAGATGAAAATGAAAGATTAGCTGAATCTAAAAAAAGACTATCTGAAATAGAAAGTAATATATTTAATTCTGTACAATTAGAAGGAGATTCTGTAAATGCTGTAGATAATAAAGAATTATCTTATACTGATTCTTTTAATGATTATATACATAAAGTATTAAATTCTAGAAAAGGTGGTAAAACTTATCATAAAACTGCATTAGCAGCAGATAAAGCTACAGAACGTCAAATTCATTTTGGAAATGATAGACAAGGAATATTTAATAAATATGCCAATACTAGAAATGAAAATGGTAAAACTGTAATTGATTCAAATATAACAAAAGTATTTTATAATTATTTTAAATCTGATTATAATAGAATACGTTATGAATATGAAATGATTCAATTAGGTGAAAATTTATTACCAAATTATCATTTAGGTTCTAAAAATGCATTACAATCACAATTATTTCCTTCATTATCTATTAAAATTAAAAATGGTATAATATCTTTACCTAATTTAAATATTAAAGATAAAGAAAATAATGATATTATATTATATGATATAGATGGAAAACCTGTTTATGATAATTTAGATATTATTGAAGATGAAATTAGTCAATTAATTAATAATTTTCTAATAAAAGGTATAAAAAATACTTATAATTCTTTATATGAAAATAGTATATTTGAATTAAATGAAAATGGTGAAAGAGTAAATAAAACTTTAGATGAATCTATTTATAATTGGTATGTAAATAAATCTAATAAAGAAAAAGCTCCTTTACAAATAGCAGGTGATTTATTTATTAATAGTGTTATTTCACAAGTAGAATATTCTAAAATGTTTACTGGTGATGTTGCTTACTATAAAAATATTACAGATTATAAAAAAAGAGTACCTGCTAGTTATACTGATGGTTTATATATGAGGCTTAACCCTAAAGCTAATGAAAGATTTTTTAATGTTTCTATTATTAAATCTGTAGAAATTAGTGCTCAAGATTTAGATAAAATGCGTGAATATTTACCAAAAGATATAATTCAAAAATATGCTAATAATAAAATTAATAGTACAGATGCGCAAGCTTGGATAACTCCAGAACGTTGGAAATTTATTTTAGAAAAACTAGGTAAATGGGACTCTAAGAGACAATCTGTTTATAATAAGATGTTTGAAATTACTCCTACTTTTACTAATGAAGAATTAAAATTAGTAGCTCAACCATTAAAAGGTGTATATTTTGGAATTAATGAAAAAGGTGAACCTACATTTTTAAAGTATTCTCAAGCTGTATTAGTACCTAATTTAATTAAAGGTACTGGATTAGAGAAGTTATTTAATAAAATGACTAAAGATGCTAATGGTGATACTATGCCTTATAATGACCAAATACATGAACTAATAACCCAAGATGGTATTAAAGTAGGTTCTCCAATACCAGTAACTACTCATAATGAAAATGGTGATGTAATTGATAATTTTAGTTTAAATAAAATTAAACTTGATAATTCTAATTGGAAATTACAACAAGATTTACCAACTAAAGGTATAAAATCTACGGATATAGGTTCTCAAATACAAAAAAATATATTTCAAGGTTTAGCATTTAATTTAAATGAAGATTTTGAATTAGATAATAGTATTATAAAAGGTACAGATTTAATTGATTATATTAATAATATTGTAGGAGCTCTTTCAGATAAAGGTAAAAATAATATAATTAATAGATTTGGAATAAATCCAAATACATTTAAAATAAATAATGAAGAAAGTTTATATAATTCTTTAATAGACCAATTAAAAACTAGAAAAGATGTACCCTCAAATTTTATTAAAGCATTAGAAGCTGGTTTATCTCCTTATGGTATTCCTGGAGCTTTTCAAATGTTTCAAAATGTGTTTAGTTCTATTATTAATAAAGAATTAGTTAAAATACAAACTAATGGTGGTGGATTTATACAAATGGCTGATTATGGTCTTTCTAAAGAAGATGCTATTGGTAAAAATATGATATTTACACCTTGGTTTGATGAAAATAAATTAGGTAGTTATAGAAAAGTTAATGGTAAAAAAAGTTTATCTCCAGCAGGAATATTTTTATCAGGCTCTTTTATTGCTAAATATATACCTAATTATAAACAATTATCTTCTAAAGAACTATTTGGTGAGTTAAATGAAGAAACTGGTAAATATGAAGGTGGTAAGATAGACCAAGAAATATTACAAAATATTATAGGATATAGAATTCCTAATCAAGGTTTACCTTCAAATGATGCATTACAAGTAATGGGTATATTACCAGAAGAGATGGGTGATACTGTTATTGCTTATACTGGTATTACTACTAAAACTGGTTCTGACTTTGATATTGATAAGATGTATTTAATGATACCTTCTTATGATGTAATATTTCATAAAAAAGATAAATTATTTGCTGAACAATATATTAAAGATAGTCAATTAAGTTTTAATGTTATTAAAAGTATTTTATCTAAATCTGGAGAAAATATTGATATATTAGATAGAGAACAAATATATGACTTATTTATAAATAATATATTATTAGGAGATAATGATTTAAATAATGAATATTATAATGATTTTAATAATGAATATTTAGACAAAAAATTAATAGCTGATAAATTACAGTATGTTCATTTATCTAAAGATGAAAATGGTGAAATTAATCCATTATATCAACAATCTAAAAAAGCTTTACAAAATAGACTTATTAAAGCATATAAGGCGGTATTAACTAATGAAAAAGTATTACCTGATGTAATGAATCCTATTGATTTAGATTTTATAGAAAAAGATATAAAAAATTTATTTCCAGATAAACCCATAGAAGATTTAATGTCTTTTGATGCTATTAGTGATTTAGAATTAAAAAATGACTTTAGATTAGGTAAAGCTGGTTTAGGTCAAAATATTAACCAACTTGTTGATTCTGTAAGAGGTTCAATGGGTAATTTATATTTTAATCATTTTTTAGGATGGGGTAATGATAATGGCTCTGGTACTAAATTTGATGAAGAATGGTCTGAAGAATTAAATTCTAAAGAATTAAAAGAATATATAGAGTCTTTTAATGAAGGTTTAAATAATGATGAATATATTACATTAGAGAAAGCTCAGAAATTTAATAAAATTAAGTTAAATGTATCTATGATGATGCTTGTTAATGGTTTTGTTGATATTGCTAAAGACTCTTATATTGTTAAAGGTAACTGGGTTACTCAAACTAATGATTTAGGATTTATGCTTATTAGGGCAGGAGTACATCCTTTTAAAGTTAATGCTTTTTTATCACAACCTATTCTTAAAAATTATGTTAAATTTAAAACTAATCAAGAATCTAAAAGTATTAATGATACTAGTAGAATTAATGAAAAATTTAAATTAAGAAAAGCTTCTGAAAATATTTCTGATGAAAAAATAGTTATTAATAACATTACTATAAATAAAAGAAAACTTTTTAATAAATTAATTAATATTAATCAGATTAAACAAATTGGTAACTTTCCTCTTGGTAAATCTGAAGAATCTTTAATAGCTTATAATACTAGTAAAGATAATTTATTTAGAGATATTTCTAGAAAATTTTTAACTACATTTAAATTAAAATCTAGTGATTTAAAAAATAATCCAAAATTAGTTGAAGAACTTAAAAATTTAAAAGAAGAATTTGTTAATGTTTATGAAAGTATATTTGAAGTAATACCTAGAAATTTTAGTGATATAAGTTTAAAAGAATTAAGAAATGAAATAAAAAATACTGATTCTAATATAGATATTCAATTATCAGTTATTAAAAAATTTGAAGAATGGATAAAAGATGCTAAAAAATTATCTGCTAATGTTAGTGCTAGTAAAATAGATGTAGAAGGTAAAGGTAAAAATATAAACTCTTTAATTATAGCTATTAATAAAATTAGAAATATTAGAAATAATGAGTCTAAAAAAAATTCATTACAAGGATTTACTTCTAAATTACATAGAAAAAATATAGACACTCATCAAAATATTGTAATTAAAAATGGATTAAATTTTCCATATAGTATTATGAAAGCTAATCCTAAATATTTTTTTAGTGCTAATAATACAACTATATCTACATTTAATGTTATTTCTGATGGTTTATATGGTCAGAAACTTCAAAATAGTGAATTAGCTGATAAATTAGAAAAGACTTATTACTCTTATATATTATCTAGTTTTCCAGCTTTACAAACAACTAGTGAAGAAAAATTAGATTTAATTAAAAATCTACCTAGCGAATTAAAGGAAATAAAAAGTGAACTTAAAAATAATACTATTATTAATGAATTATATATTAAATCTAGTTCTTTAGATGGGTATTCATTTATCTCTTTACCTAGTGTTAGAAAATCTGTATCTTATCAAAATGAATTAACAGATTCATGGAAAGATTTATTTGATTCACACCCCAAATTTGCTGAAAAATTAGTTAAATATTCATATCTAATATCAGGTTTTAATAATAATATAAATCAATTTCATAAATATATACCTTATGAATGGTTTAATAAAAATAGATTTAATAGTTATTTAAAAGAAATTACTTTTGATTATAATAACTTTATTGATAATAATTTTATTGACCAATTTCATAGAAATAATTATGATGATAATACTACTACTATTAGAACTTTTATAAGTCAAATAAATCCTATTTCTAAAGGTGATAATTACCAAACAGGTTATTTATCTGATATTAAAAAAGGAGATAAACTTCCATATTTAACAAAAATTATATTTGAAAAAGAAATGGAAGAACCTTATACTTATTATTACAAACTTGTAGGAACTAAAAAAGATAAAGCTTATTATTTAAGAACTAGTTTATTAGGATATAAAGATAATAAAGGTAATAAAATAGTTGAATATTCTTTAGGTCATAATAATGGTAAAAACTTTTTAAGTATATTTCCTAAAAATAGAATTAATCCTTCTTCTATAAATAGTGAAGTATATCTTTCTATATTAAAAGATAATACAATTATAAATGAATATAACAGTAATATGGTAGTTACTAATAATGAAAATTCTACTATAACTAAACAAGTTATAAATGAACCAATTGAAAATTTGGATAATTCAGAAAATAATAGTACTTTTGTAGAAAATGATTCTTTAAATATCAAAGAAGAAGATATAAAAGTAATTCAGAAAAAAGAAATATTTAAATATAAACATCCTATAACTGATATTGATATAGAATTAGAAGCATATCCAATTGAAATAAAAAATCAACCTAATGTTAAATTTGTTGCTACTAATTTTAATTTAGGTTTTAATACAGAAAAAAATTCTGAAGGTATTAATAAATATACTGTTAAAAGACAAGGATGGACTATTTTAGATTTAAATTCTAGAAAAGTTTTACCATCATATATCACAAGATTAAAAGATATACCAGCTGAATTATCTAAAACTTTAAATACTAATAGTAAATTAGGAAATGGTAAACATATATTAAAAAATATAGGTTTTGATTTTACAAATCCATGTTAAAAAAATAATTAATAATAAATATAATGAAAAAAACAGTATTACTTGATAAAAAAGTAATTGATATTTTAGAATATCGTATTAAAAAAGAAGAAGAGTCTTCTAGATTATACGAACAAATGTCTTTATGGTTAAATGATAATGGATATTTAAATACTTCAAAATTATATAAAATATATGCTAATGAAGAAAATAATCATTCTGACTGGGCTAAATCTTTTTTATTAGATTATGGTATTACACCTACTCTAATGCCATTAAGCTCTCCAGTTATTGAATTAAATACATTACAAGATGTATTTGAAGCAACATTAGAATATGAACTACTTATTACTAAAGAATGTGAAGAACTTGCTTCAGAAGCTTTAAAATTAAATAATCATATATTATATAGTTTAGCTTTAAAATATTGTAAAGAACAACAAGAAGAAATAGGAAAAGCTATTACTAATTTAGATATATTAGCATTAAGTAATGATATGTTAATAATTGATAATTATATAGGAGAAACATTATTAGATTAATAAATAAAAAATGAGTTGTAAAATAGAAATAAAATCATTAGAATATCTTAAAGAACAAGGTGCTTTAGGAGATGCTAGAGTTGTTAAAGATTTAAATAAATTTAATGAATTAAATGAAGCTTTAACATTGTTAGCTTCTGAAAAATATAATATAACATCTCCTAATAATGAACAATTATTTAGAACACAATCTAAATATGTTAAAAATTTGGATGGTAGTTATAGATATATACTTAGAGCTGAACCTAATAATAAATTATTTGATATATTACAAATAGCTGTAGATGAATATAAGATTACACCTATACAATATAATAATGTAAATTATACCTTAAAAGCTATAGATATACTATCTTCTACTAAAGGTGAACAAACTTTTACTAAAGGGAAAAAGAATAATTGGTCTTTAGATAGAATTTTAACAGAACTCCAAATACCTAAAGAACAAAAACAATTAATTTTAAATTCAGTTACAGATAAAGCATCTTCTACTAATACCAAAGATGTAGAAGAATTATTTAATTCTAATCCTAAATTAGCTAAAATAGGTACACCTCAGCAATATTCTCAATACTTAGATACTATATTTCCTGATAGTAAAGTGAAAGATATTGTTTATCATGGTGGAACTGTAAAAGATATATTTAGTAAAGAAAGTATAGGAAAATCTACTATTAATAATAATAAAAATGATTATAGACAACCCAAGGCTTTCTATTTTACTTCGTCTATTCAAAGTGCAAAAACTTATGGTAATGTAGTTAAAGTAGTATTAAATTTAAAAAATCCTAAAGTACTAGAACAAAATTTAGAAGATGAAGGATTTGGATTAAAAAGAAAGAATAAATTTACAGATGTTCAAAAACTAGATTTAAAAAATAAAGATGGCTTTATTTTAAAAGATATTTTTGATGCTAAAAGTTTAGAAACATTATCTACAAAAGAATTGATTGAAAATGATATTATAAAACAAAAAGAGTTAAATAATAAAATAGAGTCCCAACATGGAGATACTATAGGAGTATTTGAACCAGAACAAATACACATATTAGGTTCTGAGTCAGATATAGATGGATTTAAAGAGTTTGTAAATCAAGATAATAATTCACAGATTTTAGAAAAACCTAATGTAATACTACCTATTGGTATAAGTGGTAGTGGTAAATCTACATTTATAAAATCTTTACCCCAAGAAAATTTAGTAGTTATAGAACCTGATACTATGAGAGTAGAATTTACAGGGGATATAAATAATAAATCTAAAGATAAAGAAATTTATGAAGAAGCAGCTAAAAGAGCTGTAACTGCAATTAAACAAGGTAAACAAGTTGTATTTGATACTACTAATTTAACTAAAAAAAAAAGATTACCTTTTATTGAAGCCATTAAAAAGGAAATTCCTAATGCTAATATTCAATATAAATTAATGGAGTTAAACCCTGAATTAGCTAAACAAAGAATAAAATTACAAATAGAAAGAGGAGAAAAAAGAGCTAATGTTTCTGATGCTACAATAGATAGACATGCTGAATCTTACAAACAAATGCTTGAAGATATTAAAAATGAACCTATTAGTGAATTTAACCCAATATTACAACAAAAACAATCAATATCTCCTGAGGAATTAGCAATAGAACTATTTAGTAAATATAATATTAAAAAAATAACAGATGAATATGGTAATACTTGGAATGAAATTAATTTAGAAAATGTTGATACTAAAATATTATTAAAAGAAATAGATTTTAATGATTTATTAGATGACAAACAATCTGAACAATTATATTTAGAAGAGTTAAATACACATGAACCTTTTTCTAATGAAGAAGAACATGGTACTATTAATGAATTTATATTATTTAATAATCAAGAAAGTAAAGAAAATTATAAAGCTACAGAAGTATTAGAAAATATTATTAATAATTTTGATGGATTTTCAGAACAAAGTAAGTTATTTTTAGAAAAATCTAGAATATTATTAGCTAATACAAAAGCTAATGTTAAATTAGTTAATGATAATGAATTAATTAATGATACTACATTTATGCAATATGACCCTGCTGATAATAGCATTCATATTTCTTTAAATAAATTAAGACTTGTTAGTACTAATTTTGCTATACATGCTTTTTTACATGAAGTTACTCATAGTGTTACTATAAGAGCTTATTATAATCCTATTACAGCTGAACAAAGACTATTTCGTAATTTAATAGATGAAGCTTATAAAAAATATAATACTGGTTATGATAGAAATAGTGATTTTGATTCATATGGTTTTAGTAATCAAGTTGAATTTATAGCTGAAATTTTTACTAATCCTTCATTTATTCAAGAAATTAAAAGAAGAGATGAATTAGAAAAAACTAATTTTTGGAAACAATTAATAGATTATATAAGAAGTTTATTTGGTTTATCTAAATCTGCTAAATATAATGATTTAGTAGAAGCTATTACAAATATTACTTATACTAAACAAATAAATAGTAGAGGTCAAATATTTGAAATTAAATCACCTATAAAAATTATAGATGAAAGTAAATTTACTAGTTTAAAAACTATTGATGATAAATTAGAATATACTATTGATAAACTTGAAGAAAGTTTAAAAAGAAATATTCAGAGTTTAGAATTTACAAGTAAAATTACTAAAAATGAAAGCAGATTAAAAAATATTGAAGTATATATTAAAGATTTTAATAATATCTTAAAAGAGGTTCAAGAATATAGAAATACTAATCAAATTCAAGCTATTTCTATATTTGTAGGAAAAATATCTGCCAATATGAATTATATTAAAAATAGAATTAATAATATTGATTATTCTGATGAATCTGAAGTTAAAAATATTTTAAGAGTTTATCAAGATTATTTATCTACTTTTTCTGTTATTAATAATGTTAAAAAAGTTATAAGTGCAATTAGAGTTGATATAAATAACCAAGATATAATTACTAAAGATGATTTAGAAAATATAGAAAGTCAAATTAAAATTGCTGTAGGTGAATATGAATATTTAAAATCTCAAATGGATAATATTATGAAAAAAGCTATGAAGGTTTTTTTAAATGATATTAAATATTTTAAAAAAGTAGAATATAAACATAGAGAAAGATTATCTAAAGAACATAAACAGAGTAAAATACCTGAAAATAAAGAAACTTGGATAATAGATAAAATGTTGAATAGAGATAAAGACTTAATACAAAAAGACGTTGAAGATGCTGCCCAAGAGTTAATTGAAAATCCTTCTTATGATATAATAAGTGGAGATGTAATGTTTTCTAGTGCTATTAATGTAAGTTCACCATTAATTCAAATAATGAATCAAATATTATTTGATATTAAAAATGAAAAAAATTTAGAAATACAAACTTCTAATAATGAATTAAATAATTCTTTTGAAAAATTATCTAAAGAAAAAAATTCTACTAATCCTAAAGATTTATATGCTAATATATATGAATATACATCTGATGGTAAACCTTTTATTAAATCAGATTATAGTATTAAATTTTATGAAGAAGTTCATTTAAAATTAATACAATTATATAAAGAATTAAGAGAACTTAAAAACACATTATATGATGATTTAGCTGAAATTAAAATAAAAGAAGGTAAATCTAGTTCTAAATATATTAGTAAAAGAAGAGAAATACAACAAATTATAAAGAACAAAACTCTTGTTATTAATAATATAAAAAAAAATAATATTGATTGGAATGATGACGGAACTGTAATAGGTCCTAAAGCTAAATGGAAAAATAATTTAAATAATTTATCTAAAACAGAGCAAGAAGTTTTAAAATTAGCTAAAGATAGAATAGAGAAATCTCATAAAAATACTTATGGACAAGATAGTTTAATTAATTTTAGTTTTGGTGTTAAATTTTATGAACTACCTAAAGTAACTAAATCCAATTTAGAAAGAATTATATTAGATAAGGGTAAAGGTATTATAAATGATAAATTAAAAGATTTTAAAGAAATTAGACCAGATGATATTGGTTATGATTCTACTATTAGAACAGATATTGAAAATAATAGAATATATAATATAAAAGTACATTATAGAGATAAAAGTGGAGAATTTAAAAATAAAAATCAATCATTAGACCTTTTTAATTTACTTAGATTAGAGACAGAGAATGGTACAATGTTTAGAATTAGAAAAGAGTCTGAATTAATATTAAATTCTTTAATAGATATTGCTAAAAATAAAGATTATTATCAAAAAGAAGGTAGTAATAAATTAATTAATTATTTTAGTAAAAAATATAATATTGTTAATGGAAAAGATACTAATATATATAAAATGATGAACAATATTATGGAACAAAAGTTCTATGATATGTTTAATAAAAGTAATATTAAGTTAGGTAAAGTTGATTTAAATAAAACTGTTAAATTTATTAATAGTTCATCAGCTTTTTTAACATTATCATTAAATTTAGCTTCTGGTACTGCAAATGTTATAAATGCTAATGCTCAATTATTTTTAGAATCATTTTTACCAATGAAAGGTGGATTTATTAATTCTAGTGGAATTGCTAAAGCTAATAAAATATATGGTCAAAATATGATTTCTATTATGCAAGATTTAACAAATCCTATTAATAAATCATTTGTTAATCAAATTAATGAAATATTTGATATTAAAGATAGTTTAAACTTAACTAATTCAGGTTTTTTAAAAACTAACATGGTTAAAGCAGGCTTTGATACAGCCTCTCTACAAGTTTTTCAGACATCAGGTGAACATTGGATACAATCTGTTACAGTTATGGCTGTATTAGACGGTATAAAAGCTTTAAACAAGGATGGTAAATATATTGATAAAGAAGGAAAAGAAGTTGATGAAAAAAAAGCAGCTTCTTTATTAGATATGTTAGAAATTGATAAAATTAATGGTATAATTAAAATGAGTGATAAAGTAGTATATTCTACACATTCAAGATTAACTAAATGGAATGAAGGTGGTAAAACTAATGTAGATATGTTAATTAGAAAAAAATTATATGATACAGTAGGTAACTATACTGAATTAGACCAACCTGATATTATGAGGCATTGGGGAGGCAAACTTATGATGTTATATCGTAAATATTTAATACCAATGGGTCAATCTAGACTTAGAGGATGGGAAACTTCATTTAAAAGAAAAGAAAATTTAACTGATGATGAGGAAAGATTTAGTTATGCTTTACAAGAAAATGAAGAAGGTAATTATGTTACATTACTTAGATTTTTATCTACTGTTATTAAAGACCAAAAGTATTATTTATTATCTAAACCTCATTGGGATAAATTAACAGATTATGAAAAACATAATATAAAAAGAGCAGTTACTGAAACAGCTTTAATATATGGTGTGTTACCTTTAATGTTAATGTTTATCAAAGGTTTAGCTGATGGAGATGATGATGAATATCTATATTTCTTAGCTTATCAAATTAGAAGATTAGATACAGAATTAAGTCAATATCAAAGTATGACTGAAATGTTTAAAATGATGAGGTCACCTATACCATCAGCTAGATTATTAGAAACAGTTGGTTCTACAGTTTCTATGATATTTCATCCTTGGGATTTAGATGAAGAATATAAAGCTGGTGAAAATAAAGGTAAAAATAAATTCTTTACTAAAATTAAAAAACAAATTCCAGTAGTAAAAGAATTTCAAAGAAGTTATCAAGGGCTTCTTAAATATCAAGAATCTACTGTAGGAACAGGTCTATAAAAGTATAGGTCTAAAAAAAATTAAAAGAGATGTTGCTTAATTGCTTCATCTCTTTTTTATTTTACCACCATTTATATTTTAACCACCATTTATATTTATTTTCTTTTTCTAAAGTATCTAATTCATTTTTTAAATTTTTAGCATCTTTTATAATTTGTTGAAATATTTCACTATCTCTTAAAATTATTTTAGAAATTTGTTCATAAATATGTTTTTCAATATAAGATATTGGAGTATGATAATCTCTTCCATTAAGAAATAAAATAGTAGATACTTCATTTGAAAAACTATTTAATCTAGAACTTACTTTTTTAATTTTAATTCTACAATCAGCATTTTCACATTCTTTTTGAGTTTTATGAAAATAACCATCTAAATCTACATAACCACATATTTCTTTCATAATAATATATGTAAAATTTGACCATTAACTCTAACTTCCTCATTATAAGGTGTATTGATAAAATCAATTACTTTATTATTAATATTATCTTTTAATATAGCTAATCTAATACGTTCTGGTAATTTAAGTTTTTTCATATTATTTTTTTAATAATTGTTTAGTAATCTGTTCTTTAACTTCTTGATATGAATAAGGTAAAAAGTTATTTGTATCAACTCCTACATCCATTTGAGCAGGATTATGATTAATAACACCTTTATTACTTAAACCACCATGTACATGTCCAAATAATTGCCAAGAACCTCTATGTGAACCATTCCAAGTTATCATAGGATAATGACACATAATCAAATATTGTTCCTTATAAGTTATTTCTTCATCTGGTACAAATATTTCAGCTATATCATAAATACCTTCCCATAAACTAACTATATATTCTTTAGCTAATGCACATTTTTCATGATTACCTATTATTAAATATTTTTTACCATTTAAAGAATTTAATATATGAGCAGTATCTTTACTATTTAAATTTAATGCAAAGTCTCCTAAATGAAATATTATAGCATCTTTTGATACTTTTTCATTCCATCTTTTAACTAATTCTTGATTCATTTCTATTGAATCTTTAAATGGTCTATCACAATATTTAATTATATTAGAATGCCCAAAATGCGTATCTGATGTAAAAAATAATTTATCTTTATCAAATTTTATATCTCTTATTCTCATATTTCAATTATTATTGGTTTATTAACTATTTGGTATTTTAGATTCATTAATGAAGCATTTACAAATGTAGTTTTACATTTATTACCAATAGTTCTAACACCATGATTATGAATTCCATTTTCATCATGAACATGTCCAAATATATGATATAATGGTTGTTTTTCTAATACTCTATTTAAAAGATTTTTACAACCTACCATTTTTATTTGTTTATCAAAATCTATAGTACAATCTAATATTGTATGAGGTGGTCCGTGTGTAATTAAAATACATGTATCATTTGGTATTTGTTTCCAATATTTATCAATTTTACTTCTTTTACACATATAAGACCATTGTCCAAAAGTAGGTGTAATTGGACTTCCATAAAATTTAATTCCATCTATTATTATTTCTTCATTTATTAAGAAATTAATATTTGGATAATCTTTTTTTTTTATTAATCCAGAAGCTAATGCTGAATCATGATTTCCTGGAACATATATTTTATGTTTTATATGGTCAAAACTATCTAACCAAGTTAAACAATCTCTTAAAGGATTATTATTTATAGCAGGTATTTTTGAATTTGCTCCATCACCAGCATGAATAATAACATCAGCTTCTATATTTTTAATTATATCATGAATTTCTCTATGTTCTTCATGAGTATCTGATATACATATTATTTTCATAGTATATAAATATTAGTTGGGTTATATTTATTATTTATTATTTTATTTCTTCTAAATCGTTATATTTTATAGCATTATTAAATATATTAATATACTGAGGATTAAAGTTTTGTAATATTTCAGTATAATTATAAGCTATAAATGTTGCAAACCAAGTTGAATTAGTTGTAGAGGTTATAATCATTAATGCTTTTTTTAATAAACTTTCTGCATTAATAGGCATTTTCTTTTTTTCTAACCAATGTGGAATTACAAACTCATTTATTGCTATTACATAAGCTCTTTCTAATACAGTTAATATTTTTTCATTATGGTTATATGTTTTCCAAACTGATTCTTGTAACAAACATTTTTCTTTTCCAAATGATACATTATTATATGTATTTCTAATACTTAGAGTAAATATATTATGTATATCATCTTCTTTAAATATATCAAAATTTCTATATTTAAATTTAGTTTTATCTAATAAATTTGATGTAACTGCTATATCATGATATTCTATACTTTTTATCTCTAATAATTTTAATATTTTAGGTTCATATTCTCTAAGTGGTAATATATGTGTTCTTAATAAATAATTAAACTTAAAAATAGATTCTTCCCAATTTATTATATTATGAAATCTTTCTGTAATTTTTATTGATTCTAAAATATATAATAATTGTGGTGAAGCATATTTAAAAGATAAATCTTTAGAAAATGTTTCATCTAATAAATTTCTTAACAAAAAATTTTCATTTGCAGAAAAATATAATAATTTTCTATTTTCTTTTAAATCATATAATTTACAAATATTTGATAATAATGTACTAGTTTTTGATGCATTTAATGTGTTTTCAATATATATTTCGTAATCTTTAAAACCTATAATTTCAATATTATCAACTTTATGGTCTTTTCTAAATTGTTTTAAAGCTAAATCTCCTATTACTAACATAATTTATATTTTAAAAATTTAAATATCATATATCTATTTCTTTTTCTTGAATAGAATTCCATTCTAACATATATAATATCATATTACTTTTATTAGTACTAATATAAGGATAAAAATGATTTATAGTTAAATAATTTGAAATAAGTTCTTCAAAGTCTTTTTTAAATTTTGCATTAATATCTACTAATAATAATGGATTTGTATAACTATTAATATAAATCATTAATTTATTAATATCAGAGTGTCTGCAATAAAGTAAGTTTTTTGCATCTGCTAAACTAGAAAGTTGACAATTATAAGTTGGATATTTATATATACTAACACTATTACTATAACCATTTATATCTTGAAAATGAATTATTTTATCAAAATCATTATTATTAAAACAACGTATTTTAATATTAGATTCTTTAATTTTTATAATATTTTCAGATTTGTTTGTTGTACTATGATTATATAATAAAGAATGTATACTTGTATCATTATAAGGAGCATAATCCATATAAGTTACAGTATTTGTGTTTATAGATTGGTCCATATCTTTTTTTTTTATTTTTTTTTTTATTATTTAAACTTTTTTTTACTTTTTTATTATTATATATAATAGGTGTAGGAATAAAACCAAATCTAATTCTTTCTCTTTTACTAATATAATTTGTTGAAATTCCTGATAATATATTAACAAGTCTACTCATGTTTTTGTTATTTTAAATTATTTTATTTTTTCTTAGAAAAGGTAGGTGGGACTCGAACCCACGGGACTCTCCATTGTCTCTACCTTTAAATTTTTATAATACTTCACACCCTTCAGGACCGCAAGCAATCTCTCCAGATAAATCAGTATTATCATTTTCTTCAATAATTTTTGTTAAATTAACAGGATTATTATTGATATAACCAATTAGTTCTTCATAATGTTCTTTAGTGCAAGGTATAAATGGAGCATCTTTATATGTTCCTCCATCATATGGTAATACAGAAAGACCGTTAAAGTTATTCTTGTTATCCCACATCCATTCTCCAACATCTTTCCACTCATGTGGTTTACAAGATATTGTTGCTGATACATTATTACTATTAGGTCCTCTATGATGTCCTTTCTGTACCCATTCGATGTTAAACTTTTTTACTCTATTTAATAATTCTAGAGCAGTTTCATTTTCTCTTAATATTGAGGTTTCAGGAGATTTTTGAGGAATCCCAATTACTGCATCTTTAGGTTGATAATCCATAACTTTTATAAGTTTTGGATGATATTTACTAAAGAATTTATATAAATCATCTCCTACAGTGCATTGTATATTTCTAATATAATATTTAGAATGCCATGCATGTATTCCTGATGATGTGCCTACAACACATGAGGTTGTACCACTTGGTTTAACAGTTGTTACTCTAGCAGCTTTATTTATTCCAATAATTTCTGCTATTCTACTATTTTCTTTAATTGCTACATTACAAGCTGTAGTTAAATTTAAAGTAGATAATGTACCATTTGCTATACCTGTGATTCCAACTCCTATTAAAGCATCTTTTTTTGTATTAGTTTTCCATACACTTCTTAAATAATGAAAATCTGTAAATCCTGCTTGTAGTGTACCAAAAAAGGCTGCAATCTCAGAAAATTTATTAAAATCTTCTTGACTATTAACTACTCCAGCATTAATTTCTGTAAGATTACAAAATGTAAAAGGTCTAAGTGATATTTCACAACACGGATTTGTACCATACTCAGGGTCATTAGTAAAATATATTCCTGGTTCTCCAGAGTTTGAATCTACTGTAATTTGCCAAAGATTATTAAAATCTTTTTTAATTATTCTATTTCGTAGAATTACAGCAGAATTATTTGCTCTTCCAAGTTCAGGATATAATTCCCACCAATTACCATGCTTACATGTTGCCATTTCTTTATCATCCATAGAAAATAAAGAAATTAAGGCTGCTCGTCTAATACCTCCTGCTAAAACAGCATCAGCAATTAAACAGTTAATTCTATGTACTTCAAATGGTGTTAATTGTTCACCATTTTGTTTATTATTTAATAATGCTTCTATTTTTGTTAAACATATTTTTAAAGGTTCTGGACCAGGTGCTTTACCACCTGCTGTTATTAATCTTGAACCTTTTTGTCTAATATCTGTAAAATCAAATCTTGGTTTTACTGCAGTTTTACCAAAATAAGATTTCATTAATTGTTTAACAGCATCTGCCCAACCTTCTATACTATCTCCAACTAAAAATTTAGCTTCTCTTTGTGGTTTTTGTATAGGTGGTAAATGCTCAATATGGTGGTACTGTACAGAATAACCTATACCAGTACCACCTAACAACAAAAACATAAGTTCACTGAATGACCTATAATCTGTCATTGGCATATAGCCACAATTATAAATTCTTGCTTCATTTTTTTCAATAGCTGCACCCGCAAATTGAGCAGCTCTCATAGAAGGTAAAACTTGTTTATTATAAAGATATTGTCCATTGACCATAATATCTTGTGTTAAATCTGGATATTTTTTTACCATCATACCTAAGTATCTGGTAATTATATCATCCCAAGTTTCTCTTCTTTTTAATCTAGGTATATATTTTGCGTATTTATTATATACCACTATATTTGAAAGTAATTCTATTCCTTTATCCATTTATTTATTTATCATTACTACTCACTATAATCAGAAAATATTATTTTACACTCCTGTACTACCAAATCCTCCTTCAGCTCTTTCTGTTTCTACTAATTCTTCTACTTCTTCAAATTCATATTCTACTATTTTTTCAAAGAATATTTGTGCTACTCTATCTCCTACTTTATAAGGAAAATCATTTGGTAAAATATCTATAAGAAGTCCTCCCATTGATGATTTAGCATCTATAGGTATAGCTTCAAATTTTATTATCCATTCTCCTCTATAATCAGAGTCTATTTGAGCTGGACTATTTTGCATAACCCAACCTTTTTGTGTAAAACTACTTCTTGGTACTATAATACCTTTATAACCTGTAGGAATTTCTGTAGAAAAACCTAATTTAATAGTTACTTTATAACTATCTTGTTTTATTATTTCAGTAGCATATACATCAGCACAAGCAGCTTCTTTAGTTAATTTCAAAGGAATCTTCGCTTGAGGGTGTAATTTCTTTATTTTTATTTTCATTTTTTTTTATATATTGTGATAAATTAAATGTTTCATCTTCTATATTTATAGGGTCTGTTAATTCAGCACTTCTATCTAGTTGAACATTTAACTCATTCTCTATTTCTTTTCTTAATTTTTCGTCTTTAAATAATACTTGCTTTACCTTAATTAAAAAAGGTACTGCGTTTGGATTTCCTTTGTAAACATCTGTAAAAAAATCTAAAATTAATTCTTTTGCATCTAATTTAAATTCAGAATATTTACCTTTTTTTAAACATTCATATTCATACATATACTCATCTGGAAATTTAAATATATATAAAACTTTATCGTTTATATCTATTAAATCTACAAATAAATCATTATTTATTATGTTATGTTCATATGCTGTAAATTCAGGTGCTTTAAAAGAAAAATCATGTAAAATACATAGACAATCTTTGTAAGCATTTGTATCTTCAAACATATATACATTTATTAAATGTTTAAAAAATCTTTTATCAAATCCAACTATTTCTGATAATAATGGTAATAAGTAAGTTTTAGATTTATTATATCTAATTTTACTCATAATTAACCATTATTTTATTGTTATAAACTCATCGTTTAAGTTCATAATTCCTTTAGAATTATAAATTTCTTTTGTAGTATCAAATATTTTATTGTCTACATGCCATTTTATATTTTCTAAAAGTTCTTCTAATCCTTTATATTCCCATCCTAATGACGTTTTGAAACCTTTTAAAGCTGCTTCATGCCATTTATCTCCTATTTCATATATAAAAGGGGTTTTTTCATATCTAGATATGAAAAGAAATTGAAAAGGAAGGAGTTTATATCCTTCTAATCCAAATTGTTTAGTTATTACATCTGAAGCTTTTGTATATATTGCTTCTTGGATATAATATCTCCATTTTAAAAAACTATTTATAAATTCTGAAATAGGATTAGTTCCTGTTTTTAAATCTATCATTTGTATAGTTTTATTTTTATGATTTATTGAAAGTATATCTAAAATTCCTCTTAATAAAAAATCTTTATATTCAAATTCAAATTTAATTTGATTTATAAGTTCATTATTAGAATTAAATATATATTTAGAATTATTATGTATTAATAAAGTATCTACTAAATCTTGTGCTAAATCAACTTCACTTGTAGTAACAAGTATTTTTTGTTTAGACATAAATTGAGCATTTATATAATCTTTAAATTCAGGAACATCAATATTAGTAAGTTTTGTTTCATCTTTTTGACTTTTCCAAAACTTATTAGTTTCTGCTATTTTTAATAATTCTTTATCATTTGGTATTTTTGTATAATTCTTTAAAATTATATCACTTAATTTACCTAAAGTAGCTGTTGGTTTATCACCATTAAATATATAATATTTTTCTTTAAAAAGTCTAGTTTTATTAATAATATCATTTAATAAATCATCTGTTAATAAACCTATTTTAGCTCCATCAGTATCTACAATTGTTCTATCTATTAATGCTTTAGCACCATTTCTATCAAAATCTGATATTCTACTATAACTTAATTTTATTTTATCTTTTCTATCATTTGGACCAAATAGTCCTTCAAATTCATCTTCTTTCATATATTAATATAAATTATTAATAAAGTTTTCTCTAGCCTCAATAGCTTCTTTTAATGTAGTATATAACCCTACATAAAATACTTTTGTTATTTTTCTTTCACTAGAACGATGAGCAATTTGAGCTTCAAATTTACCCTTATCTTTATCAAAATGAATACCTTTATAACCAGTATTACTTCTTTTTGATTTACTATTTCTTTTTTTAAATATACCTAACATATTTTAAAATATTTTTATCCATACTCCTGGATTTTCTTTATTTATACTATACCACTTTTCAGTTCTTAAATTATCTAAAGTTGGTATTTCTCCATTAATTGTCATAGGAATAGGAAATACATAATTAATATTATCATCTTCTATAATATTATGAGCTGTAAATAAATCTTGAATTATTTCAACACTATTACTAAAATCAAATGCTCTTTTACTATTTCTTACATGATGATAACCTATAAATAATGGATTATCTTTTCCTATTTTCATTTTTTCTATTTCTTCTCTAAAATTTTCAATAACATTTGGTTTATTTTTGTCAATATAACCTTTAACTTCTTTTTTTCTAGAGTTAAAATTTTGTATTCCTAAACTTCTTAAATATTTAGTAACAGTGGGAGAGGCAAAAATACCTCTCCCTGTTTTTACTTTACTATTTTTTAAAGATGGAACATTTCCTTTTATAAAAATCATCTTTTATTTTTTTTACCAATCTATTTCTTCATTATTTTCTGTAGTTCTTAATAAAATGTCATTAACACTTTTAAAATGTGTACAATTCCAATCTGTATTACGAGTTTTTGCATCACTAGGATGGTCATAAACTAATACATGATGTTTTTCTCTATCAATATATCTACTAAAATATTTAGCTTCTGCACCCCATAATAAAAAAATAATATTTGTTTTTTTTGAACTTATTATTTTTATTACTTCTCTAGTAAAATTTTTCCATATTATAGAATGTGCATTTTTACTAGTTTCTTCTGATGTAGAAGCAGCATCAATAAGAAATACACCTTGCATCCCCCATGTACTTAGAGATTCATCAAATACATATTGTGTTGAATTATTATATATATTTTTACGAATACATCTTTCAATTAATATTAAATCATCTTCTAAAATAACATTATTATTATTAACATGTGTGGCAAAAGGAACACCTATTGCTCTATGTGATTGGTAAGGTTCTCTTCCTACTATTACTACTTTTAAATTAATCCAATCACAAGCTCTAAAATTTGTAAATAGTCTACTTTTATAAGGATATACAAATCCTTGTCCTAATATTTGATTAGGTAACAAACTATAAATTTCATTTATAAGTGCCATTAAATTAAACATATATGAAGAAGCAAGTAATGGTGTTAATACATCTATCCAACTTTTTCCAAAAAGTTCAGTATAATCTAAATTTAATGGACGTTTTAAAATTGCTCTTCTCATATTGGTAGTTCTTGTTCAGGTTCATTATTTATAAATAAATCATTTTCTTCAAATGCAGGATTAACTATCCTAATATTATCATCTATTCTAGCAGCAACGCGCCTTATTGCGTCGTTAAGTTGTATATCTAAACCTATATTATCATAAGCAGGTACACTTAAATTAGAACTAAACTTGAAAGAGTTATTTAATTTATTATTTGTAGATTCCCAATTCAAATATTTAGGAGTATAAGAAAATTCATCTTCATTTGCTAAAAAATCACCTTTTTTAGTTTTAAAAAAGAAATGTCTTTTTCTACAATCAAAATAACGTTGAAGTTCTTCTACAATTCTAATATTTGAAAAATCTTTATAATAACTTTCAAATACAACATGATTTAAATTAATATTAACATGTTGTTGAAAATTACTTAATATAGAAGTTTCATTTTTAATAACATAATCAATTATAGAAAAACAAGTTAACATATAATTAATTACTTTATTACTATCATAAGTAGGAGTATGAATTCTAAACTCTACAGTTTGTTTATTTCCAAATAATAATGGAATTAAATTAACCCAATAATAACGAGTTTTAATATTCCATTTACTATTACCTCCTGGGTCAGAAGGATGAGATTTAATATTAGAAAGTTTTCCTCCAGCAGCATCATAACTTTGGTTCATTGATAAAAATCTATATAAAATATCAAAATTTCTTTTAATATCTTCTTTAGTTTTAATTTTTGAATCAAATAATAACATTGTTTCTTTTAAAGGAAGTGGTTTTGTATAATGTTTTCTTTTTACTTCATAATTTTCTTTTTTATGAAATGGAAACATTGAATACATATCATCTTGTAATATAAATAATATTTTAAACAATGCTAAAAAGAATTCTTCAGTTCTTGGAATATTACCAATATGCAAATGTAATGAACAATCATTATTATAAACTGTTCTTCTTTTTAATACTTTTAAAGTATCTAACACTGTTTGCATACCATTTTTACCTTTTAATGGTATTGTTACATATTCTAATCCATCTATACTTCCATCTCTTAAAGGTATTAATCCTAAATTAGAACATATTCTTAACGGAACTATTCCTAATGAAGTTTCAAATTCAAGACCAAAACTTAAACCTTTTGTAATATCACTTTTACCTGATTCTAAACCAATATGATATAATTCTGGTTTATAAGATTCAATATATTTTTTTTCTGCTTTTTCAGTTAATCCTCTAGAATCGTAAGACAAAGAATATTTAAAATCTCTACTACATTTTGTAGGAAAAACATATTTATAAGAATCTAATTTGTTTCTTTCATAATATATTCCATCTTCTAAATTTTCTAAAAAATGTATATTATTTTTTAAAATATCTTCATTAATACAAGAATATTTATTATTTATAATTAAAACATAAATATCATTATTTTTTTCTAAAGAATAACTACCAAATATTGGCTCATTACCATTTTTAAAATCTATAATACCTTTTTCTACATAAAATTTATCTTTAAGTGTACTTTTTAATACATATTTATGTACACTGTTATCAAAAATTATATATCCAGTATTATATTTATAATATTTATCATCAATTAAGTAACATTCACCAGAATTTTCAATATTTATATCGCCTTTAACATAATATAAACCATTCATTTTTCTACAATTTATCTTCTCTTCTATTCTACCATCTACTGTGGTTACCATATTTGTTTCCATAAATTTTATTGTTCTTTTGGTTCAATTTCAATTAATTTTCTAGTATCTGTTAAAAATGTTTCTAAAATAATAATTGCGTCATTAACCTTTTCTAAATTAGAATATTTTTGTAATCTTGCTATATCTAATGGAAATTTTCCAAAAGGTATCTTAAAAATTTCTTCTAAAGTTTTTTCTACTAAATCATAATCTCTAGTATTATCTATATTATTTTTAGATGCTTCATTTTTTTGAATATCATTTTCAAAATCCTCTAGAAGTTCAACTATAGTATCAACTGTATCTACAGTTTTTGTTTTAGAATCATTTTTATCTTTAGATTTATCATCACTATCTATAATCATTTTGTCTTCAATTTTTATACAATTACCATTTTCAATTGTATAAATTCTATTAGAACCTAATGGACAAATAATGTCAGTAACTAATCTATCTTTAAGTTTAATTCCTTGAGTAGAAATACTTTTTTGAGAATAACCTATATCTATAATTGGGTGAGCAGAACAATGAGTCATATTCTCCCAAGTAAATGTTTTTTTATTCTCTTCCATTTCTAAACAATGGATATAATCAGTAACTTCTAATACTCTAATTCCTTTATAGAAATAATATAATGGTGGTTCAATAATTTCATCTTCTCCACCTACTTGTAAAAAAGGTATAAATGCACCATCTTCTTTAGTTAAATTTTGGTTTACAAAACAGAAATCTCCTTGAAAAAATTCTTTGTTTGTTAAAAACCAAAATTGGTCATTTGCAGTTTTAATATTTTTACCAAGATAATAAAAACCAAAATTTTCAATAAAAGTATAACATCCTTGTAATAAACTTGTATCTTTCCAATATCTAAGTTTCCAAAAATAACAACTAGTTTTATATTCTGTTTCAGGTTTTATTTCATTATAAATATTATGAGAAATCATTATACCTTTTTGGGAATAAAGATTATTATTAACAGAATCTATATCTTTTATATTTTGAGAAAAAGGAAGAGCTAAAATTTTTTTACTTGTATCAATATTACAACAACCTTGATGTTTTAAAAAATCTTCATCATTATAAAAATCAATTTGTAAACCATAATTAGCTGTTTTTTTATAAGCGTTAGTTTGATTATTATTTACAGGATTAATATTTTCATAATCTTGACCATAAGACCTCATGTAATGACATTCTTTTCTACTTAAAGGAAATAATTCAGCTTTTTCTATATTACCATCTGTTATTTTATATACAACATTATGTTTAAATTCAAATATAGTTTCATCTTTAATTCCACCGATAGCTTCTAATGAATTTTCCATTGAAGATATATAAATACTATTTCTAGTTTCTTTATAATAGTATAAAGGTCTTTCTTCATATATTTTACCATCATTATCATTTACATATTTTTTAGATGCACCATGCCAACAATAAATTATATTTGGAGTATTTAAATCTTGAAAAACTAATGCTGCTGCACCAAGATATGAACTAAGTACTTTAAAATTTTTATTTTTATAAATACATTCTAATAATATTTCACTATCAATTTTTTCTCTACTTTTTGAAACTTTATTTTTCTTTTTATTAGTCGTTATATATTCTGTTGAATTAATATTAAATTTTTTAGCAAGTATTTTATGATTTAATAAGCTCCCATTATGAACACCTATAAATTCAAATCTACCACCTTCTATTTCTCCAAAACCAAATGGATGAGCATTATCTTCATTATGTTCACCAAAAGTACTTTTTCTAGTATGTCCTATAACAGCTGGAATAATTTCTGGAATTTCATATTTTACATTAACAATAAAATCTCTATAAACTTTATTGTTATGAACTCCTAAAGATATAAATCCATCAGTTGCTACACCACATGAATCTGTACCTCTTTCTTCATTATAAGAAGCTACTAAATCAAACTTTGCTTTGTTAAATTTTTTAGGTGTTTTACCTGCCCAAGCTACAATTCCACACATTTCTTTTCTTTTATTTTTTCTTTTATTTTCTTTAATAATGTTTGACCTTCATTTTTATTATTATTGTCAATTGCATTTTTAATTTCATTACCAAATTCAGTTATTAACTCTGGTATTAATCCTGAATTTACTAATTCAATAGCTTTTAATGTATTATCAAATGCCCATTTTATTAATTCATCAGATGTAATCCAAAAATTAGATAAAGTTCTATATTCTACACCATAATCTTTAAATCTAAAACAACCTGCATTACCATACATTTTTCTTCTTTCTGTATCTTTATCAAGTATTAAAGATTCAAGTCCTAACATAATATCCATGGCATAGATAATTGATTCACTTGTTTCTAAAGAAGGATTTTTATATCCTATATGAATATGACCACCACAAGTTCTCATATTAGTGTTTGAATTAGGTGATTCATTTATTGATTTTAAATAAACATTTAAATCAGGGTCACAACCAAATCTTTTTGCTTGAGGTGTATCTAAATATTTTTTATTTAATATTGCAGAAGCAGAATAATCTAATGTACAATCATATATTTTTGCTAATTGTTCTAAATATTCTTTTACAAAATTTATTTCTTTTACAAAAGATTCACTATTAGTACAAGCAGGAATATTAAATTCAATCATAACATTATCTTCTTGAATAGCATGACCTTGTTTAGAAATTTTTAGAGGTAATTCTTTAGTACCTCCTATTAGACCTTCAGCAGAAATAATTTCACCATCTTTTTTCAAAAATAGTTCTGGGTCTGTACCTATTTTAATTTGTTTTATCACTCGCATGGTTGTTTTTCATATTGATTATTATAACTATTTTTTTTTATTAATATTTGGTAAATTAAATTTAATATTTTATCAGAAGTAACTTTTGGACAACTATTCATTTCTGGATGTCCTTGAACACATAATGCTGTACCTTCTTTATAATATACTATTTCTGGTTCTAAAAAATCAGAAGTTAATTCTATTTCAGTATTATTACCATTTAAGTATGTATTACTTAAAAATTTTTTAGACCAACCTATTATTTCATAAGATTCTTTTTGTAATAAAAATGGGTACATCATTTGATGATGTGTAGAAGTAATTTCATATTCAGAAAATGGCAACCTTTCATCATAAATATCATTATTTTTTATATGAATTTTATGATTTCCTAAATGTCCGTTAACATGTTGTATTAATTTACCACCACACATAACAGTTAAAAATTGTGAACCTCTACATATACCTAATTTTGGAAGATAATTATATGTATTAAACATTATATTTTCTTCTTCATCTCTTGCTATATTAGTAGATGTCTGGTTACCTTTATTTTCACCATAAAAATTAGGACTAACATCTGCCCCACCTGTAAATAATAATAAATCTATATTTTTAGGAAATTTACCATCTTTATCTTTACCAAAAACTATAAATTCTGCATTAAATCTTCTAGAAAGAAATTCTTCATATTCAGAACTAAATCCTCTATCAACAAGTACTCTCAATGTTTTTTTCTGTTGTATCATTTTGTTTAATTATTTTATAATATTTATTTAACAATAATTGAGGTAATATATAAAGATATTTCTCCTCTGTTACTTTACCAAAAGAAGGTGCTGAGTTTATTTCAATAATAATAAAATCTGCATTGTTTCTTTTTTCCCCTTTTTTATTAGTAGAACTCTGAACTTTAACATCAACAGCTCCAAAATCTAAACCAGTAGATTTTAATGCTTTTATTGAATTATATAATATATTATCCCAAGAATCAGGTTTATCAAAAGCTTCATTTTGTTCCATAATCCAAACACAATGTTCATCATTTCTATACCACTTATCTTTATCTGGTGTATCAGATTTTAACATTTTTCTACAAGTATAAAAACAACCATCTTCTGTAATATGAAGTCTATATTCTTTTACATAATTATAAAATTTTTCAAAAATATATTCATCTAGTCTATCTAATCTTTTATTTAACCATGTTTTAAGCTCTTCTAATGAATCTAATTTATAATTACCTCTTCCTTTACTACCTAATCTGTGTTTAGCTATTAGAGGGAAAGGTAATGGATTTTCATTATCATCAGATGAACCAATATTAATATCTCCATTTTTATAATAAATATACCTATCTGAAGATTCTATAGTAAACCAATCAGCTGTTTTAACTTTATCTTTAGTAAAACATTGTTTCATTAATAGTTTATCAGCTGAATTATTAATAGCTTCAACTGTATTTAATTCAATTCTATTACCATTTTCACTTAAAGTATCTTCTAATTTAGTAAAAGAACCTAATCTTATTACTGATTTAAAAGGAAACAAGGGAAATGATAATTTTTTTCTTAGAACATCGTGTGAAGGATGTCTACTTAAAATTTTAGGTCTAAAGTGACTAAGCATAGTTTTCAATATTTTTTGTTTTAAGATATTCTATCCAATTACCAGATTTTATAATTGGATTTGCTGTTTTAAATTCAGGTTTAAAAAAATAAATTAATGTTCTTCCCCAAGGAGTAATTATAATTTGTCTATCGAAGTAATTACGTTCATTATTATAACCTTTATATCCTTCTAATTCATCTAATCTTTTTAATGTATTCATATCTACTTCAAAAACTTCAAGATATATTGAAGTATTTCCATATTTTTTTATCCCAGGAAATACTCCTATTGAACGCATTTCATATTCAGGATTACTTTCAAAAGAACCTAAATATTTTAAACCACTTATAAGTCCATGATTTCTACCTTCTTTTCTTAATGTACCATATACCGCTACTCTCATATTTTTTTTGTTTTTATTTCATTTTAAAAAGGCATTTGTATATTACATTGCCATATTAATGTTATTTTTTCTTTTAATGTTTTTTTCTTAGCAATTTCATCTGTTGTTAAAATACCAATTTCAAAATTATCAACATTTTTTACTAAATCACTAAAATCTTTTGATTCAAATTCACTGGGTATCATTAAATTAATCATATCAAATTCTTTATATAATTCTTTAGCAAATATTTGTCCCCAATTTTTTTCTTTATCAAAATCATTATCATATAATAAATAAATTGTTTTAAATCTATTTTTTAATTCTTGTATAATATGTGGTTTAGGTTTTGTACCTTCTGATTGTAATGATACAGCTGGTATTCCTAAAATAGAATCAATTGACATTACATCTTTTAAAGATTTAGTTATAATTAATTCATCTCCTTTTTCAGGAAGTTGTTTCCATCCTTGCCACACAGAAGAATCATGATTATTTAACCATTTAAATTCTTTATTAAAAGGTTGATATATTTTATATGTTTTATTACCATCTTTAAATTCAGTAAAACAATAAGTATATTTATCTGCTAAAATAGGTTTATCATTTATAAAAATATATTCTATAGGTTCAACTTTATATTTGTTTAATATATCTAAATTAATACCATATTGTTGCCAATATACTAAATCATAAAGTTTCCAATCTCTCTTTTTTTTTCCTAATTTAATATTATGATTTTTTTTAATAATACTTTCTCTAAAAGAATAATCTATTTTAGTTATAGGTTTATTATGATTAGATTGTAAATTTTTATAATAAAATTTATCAGTTAATTTAAAATCTATTACAATTTTACTTAAAGCTTCAAAGTAATTTAAATCAAACATGATTTGTACAAATTTTATACAATCTCCTTTACCTAATTTAAAATCATTAAAACATATTTCTCCTGATTCACCCATAAAATAACCAAATGAAGGTGTTAATTCTGTTCTTAAAGGTGACAACATAGGTTTTTTTATAACAACATTTTGTTTACTATAATGAAGATATATTTCTATATCTAGCACATGTTTTAATAATAATTCTTTTGTAACTAGTTTTTTGTTTAAATTTATTGTCATCTTTTTTTTTAATTTAAAGATATAAGGGGGTTTTTATACCCCCTTTATCAGTTATTTTATAATTTAAAATTTAAAGCATCCATGTTTTTAAAATTCATAGAATCATCTTTATTATCATTTGAATCTTCCACTACTCTTTCAAGTAAATCACCTGCTTTAGTAAAAAGTGTAGTTACTTCGTTTTCAGCTGGTTCAATAAAACTAAAATATCTAAAAGATAGATATTTACTAGGTCTATTAGCTGTACCATAAGTAGTAAAAATATTGAATTTTCTACCATTACAGTTTTTTATAATTAAATCAAAAAGTACATCATACGCTTCTTTTGACGAACTTACTGCTGGAAAAGGATAGCTTTTTCCTAGCACTGCTCTAGCTATATGAACAATTCTTGAAACTTGTTGTTTTTCATATTGATTGTTTTGTTCTTCAGTTTTAGAAGAATTAGGGGTTACATAATAAAACCCAACATTAATTGTACCTAATGCATCTTTTGCAATAAGTTTATAATCTGGAGTATTTCCTTCACCTTGTTTTTTCTCTATTGAGATACTTACATTTTTCACTAATCCCGCTTTACCATTATTAAAAATAGTACTTTCTTGAAAATCATTTCCGTTTAAATCAAACATATATATTTATTTATTTTATTATTCATTTATTCATTTATAAAAATTTGAGACCAATCTATTGAAATTTTATTATTTTCATCAGATTTAGCAACAATTATTTTTTTACCTTTTAAGTGTTCACTTCTTGAACCACATAATAATTTTTCAGAAGGTTTAAAATTTATAATTGTTTCATTTTCATCTCTGTATAGATAACCTATAGCATCTACTTTTGAACATAAGATTGCAGGCATTTTACCAGCTAAATCTAATCCTCTTTCATTCATTTCTTCACCATCTTTTTCAATGAGTTTATCTTTTATGTGACCTAAAATAATTAAAGTATCACATAATTCTTCTAATTCATTTAAAATAATTTGTAAAGCTTTTCTAGTAAATCTATATCCTGCACCTTGTGGTAATTCTGTAACATCATTTCCTGTCCAATTTCTACCTTGTGGAGTATCTCTATACATTTTATTTGCTAAAGGTAAAACAATCTCTTCTAATGCAGTTACAGTATCAATAGCTATATATTTATATGTATAACCTTTTCTAGATTCATTTGATTTACTAATAGCTTCCATTAATTGTTTTAATATAACTAATGGTAATTTATTTTCTTTTTTTGCCTCTCCAATAACATCATATTTTAATGCATTCACAAATTGTGAACCATCTTCTAAATCTATGATTAAACAGTTTTCTAATTCTGCTACAACAGTAGTTTTTCCCATTTTAGGCTGGCTAAAGATAACCATAGTTTTAGGGTTTATACGTGCTGATTTTGTAATATTATTTGGTAATTCTATCATTTCATTTTCATCCGACCATATACCTCCACATTATTTATTGTTTAATTATCTATTATTTCTTCAAAAGAAAATCTAATTGGAAAACCAAATTCTATTTTAGCAGTACTTTTATATTTAATTTTAGTTTTATCATATCCATAAGGATATAATCCTGCTATATTTGTTTTTTTAATATTAGGACAATATCTCATATATAATGAAGGTTTTTTTTCTTTTTCTAATTCAGTTTCTTTATTTATAAATTCTTTAGATATTTCACTAATAGTTTTTTCAGGAAAATAATATTTACATATTAAGAAAAAATCATTAAAACTTCTATATTTATTATTATCACAATGATGACCATTTCTTGTATATACAGTTTTTTTACAGTCACAAAAAAATAATTGTCTTATATCATCTATACTTTTTATTTTATAATCTTTATTAAATTTTATTTTTCTAGCTTTATTATAATATAATTCTAATTGTTCTAAATTATTTACATCGCTTTTTCTCATTTTTTTAAATTTTCATCAATATATCTATTATCCATATCTTTTCTAAATAAAAACATATATGATAAAAACATTGCATTACATAGTATATGTCCTATATGAACAATTTTACTTTCTTTATCAATATCTTCACCTTCTAAAAAAGAATTTATATGTCTTTGTAAACTTTCACAAGTTTCTGTATAACTTACACCTTTTTTCCAATTATTAGGTGCATATTTTTTAGCTCCAAACATTAATACTTGAACCATTGGTTCTAATGCTTTCCATGAAACTAAACTCCATTTTAATTTTCCTTCATTAAATCTTTCTCCTTTTTCCATTTTATTAATTTAATAAATAAACTCTTTGTCCAAATTTTAGTGGATATATCCTACCGAGTTATAGACTCGCTTGTTTAAAACATTCTTCATTTGATATTAATTTACAATAAACATAACTGCTAATACAGTTTATAGTATGTAATACTTAACCTATTGTTTATCTTCAATCAAAGAGTTTATTATTATTTTTATATTCTTACTACATATTTAATATAGTCATAAACTTTTTTAAGCCCTTGTATATCTTCTGGCTTTGGTAGTTCTTTAAAATAATTAACTGCACCATCAAAATATAATGGACATATTTCACCACCGCCACCTTCTCTACCACCAATAATCTCTAAAAATCTAATATTATCTTTAAAAAAAGTAATATCATATCCCATATATTCTCTAATTTCATATTTAAAAGGACTAAATAATCCAATTATAACATCAGCATCACGATATGTAAGTTTACAATCACCTAATCCATCAGAACTAGGTTTAAGTTTGTTAGCTTTAAAATTATCAAGAGATTCTTGAGCTGCAGCCTGTTGTTGTATAACAACAGGTATATATTTATATTTATTTCTAAGTCTTAATAAATAATCTGATGATAATTTAACTATTGATTGATGTAAATTAAGTTTTTCTCCATTTTCTGAATCTGGTGATATAAGACCTATATGGTCTATAAACATCATTACATATTCATCAGGGTCATTTGGTTCATAATAATCATCAACTTCAATAGTTTTATTATCATTAGTTTTAATAATTCTTTTATGTTGTACTCCATTAACTGAAGCATAATCTCTCATAAATTTATAAATACCAAAAGGATTTCTTATGTCATCTATAAATTCTACAATTTCTTCTATTTTATTAAAATAGACTTCATATTTTGATATTAATTTTAAATTTTCTTCACTTAATTCTTGTTTAGTACTTCTAAGGTCTTTAGGAGCTATTCTAATACCTTCTTTTGCATAAAGTATATTAGAAAATGCTGATAACATTTTTTGCTCTTTAGACATCTCTAAAGTAAAATAGAATATTTTTAAACGAATATTTAAATTATTATCAATAACTTGTTGAATAGTATTATACAAAAATAGCCAATCAGCTATTTGAGTTTTCAAGTTTGTTACTCCCAAGATATTCTTAACAGTTACCAGCTTTAACTTATATATCAATAGGTTATACCTATTTATTTATATTTCGGGTCTTGTTTTCACGCAAGGTTACTGTTGTTGTTAAGAGGCTAACCCTTGCCTATTTTACTTGGGGATGTAGTCATTTCTGCTACATTCTATATGTCACCATATAGTTCGGACTATCTCATCAACCTATTTAAAAATACAATCTTTTATATTTATCCAAGCAAAACTTTTACAGCTTACTTGGTTATTATATAATTGTAATTCAGATATTTTATACCATTTATCTACATTTATAAAACTATAATTAATCCAAGGACCTTTTATAATTTTAAAATGTGTAGGTAATTTTTTAGGTTGTTCCTTGTTAGTCTCTACACCGTTTTGTAATTTTTCTTTTAAAAATTTAAAAACATTTTCAACTGTGGTTCCACTATCATATGTCCACAAATCTTCTCTGTTATAAAATTCTTTTTTTAAATTATCAAGTGACGGCACGGGATTATCTTTATTTTTTTCCATAAAAAAAGTCATTTACTCCAATATTTATAAAATTAGTATTTTTAAAATCTTCATAATTTTTAATTACTGTTAACCATGGTTTAGGTGTATGACCTTCTGACCAATATTGTACATTTTCTGGATTTTCAATTAAATTTTTATAAAAATAACAAAATCTTTCTAATTTTTCAGTATATTCACAAGTGCCATTTTTTAAATTATTTAAAAATTTAACATTAAGAACATTTTTTATATTCATTTTGTTATTAAATTCTCGCATTTCTTCAAATAACATTCTTAACAGTGTTAATACTAATAAATTTTTCTTTCTTTCAGGAAAAGCTTTAAATGTAATTATATTTTTTTTTAATATTACATTTTCTAATTTTAACATATCAATTATATAATTTATATAAAAATCAGTGAATTCTTTAGTTGTTTTACATTCATAATTATATAATGTTATATATGATGGTCTTGAACTAAAATATTCATTAGAAGGTAAAGATACAAAACAATTAGCATCTTTTCGTGATACTTTTAATTGACTTTTATCATTCTTAACCTTAAAATAAACACCTTTACAAGAAACTAAATGTTCTTTCATACTATAAATTTTTAATATACATTTTTAAGTTACCTATATTTGGATAACCAACTCTTCTTTCAAATAAATGTTTATTTTCAAATCCTAATTTTATTAGATTTTTTTCTAAAATATTTTCACCAGGAGAAACAATTGTAAAAACGGCAGTTTGACCATTTCCTGTAGTTATACCAACTTCTACATTAGCATCTTTTTGTACTTTCAAATAATTTATTACTTTTTTTATTTCTTCTATTGGTGTATCATTATTTACTTTACTTATTTGACACATTGCACAACAGTCAGTTGTGGTTTTTTTAATACCGTTATTAAATTCTATTTCCATATTTTATTTTTTAAAGGTTTTCCCCGTTAGCTAATTAATTAAAAAGTTACTTCTTCAAATTTATTTTTTCCAATAGTAATTTTATTTTTATTATCATTAATAATAGTTATTGTATTATTTGTATCTATCAAAACATTATATATTTTATTTTTTGTTAAAGTTTTAGTAGGTATTCTACATAAATAATATTTTTTATTAATTTCAACATTATTATTTACTATAATATCATCATGTATTTTAGATATTAGTTCATTTGTTTTTATTAAAGCTTTTTTCATACTTAGACATGTTAAAAACATTAATGATAAACATTCTTCAACTTTTACCTTATGACCATAATTACTTGTATATTTACCAGGAAATCTAAAATAGTCTTTAAATCCTATTTTTAATAAGTCATTATAACTATTTTTAGTTACATTTTGCATAGTATATAATATATTATTATTTCTAGCAAACGAATGAAATATTTCTTTAACTATTTCTGTATCATCTATCCTTATACTAATATTACTTATATTTTCACTACTACAAGAATTTGTTTTACCAATTTTAAATGATAATATTTGTGATAGTTTTTCATTTTCTATTTTATAATAACTATAATAACCATCATTATAATCTTTATAAATATATTGTCCTTTTAATTTTTTATAAAAAGTTATCATAATTTATATTCTTTTTAATTTTTTAACCCCTATTTCTAGGATTCTGAATTCAATTATATATTACTATATAAAGGGGCAAAATTTACCAATTTTCTTTTATATTCCATATAAGACGTAACTCTTATATGCGTTTACTTAATTTTAATCCATTTATCTTTATTTTCAAAATCCATCCATCCTATAAAATTACAAAATATGGGTTTTGAAGCATCTGTAAAAAACAAATAATTCCAAATAGATTTTTTAAATCCTATAACATTTTTACAAGTTTCTGTTATATGTGTAGCACTACATTCTAAAAGAATGGCATTTGTATTTTCTTTATTACATTTTGGACATTTAGTTTTTTTCATAATATTATTTTTTAAAATTAATTAAACTGCTATATATTTCTATATAGAATGGACTATATCTTCATCTCATAGAGATGTCCTCCGCTTCCACTATCATTAACTTATAGTGTACGTGCTTTATTGCACTAGTCTCTGAACCTTCTTACTCTGTAAGCTTGGCTGCTGATTGTCTACAACATTACTTGTTTAGATTTTCCAGCAATTCAAAGGATACTCATCTAGATGTCACCATCTAGCGTAGCTTTTGTTTGTTTATAAACTAAAACTATTTGCAGTAATTAAATAATATTTTCCTTGTTCTATACCTGGAAGTTGATTTTCAAATCTAGGTAAATTCCAAGGAATACAATTTATTTTTCCATTTAATATTCTTTCTCTTCTTTCAATTAAGTTTTCATATACTCTATTATATAAACTCATTTATTTTTTATTTTATTATAATTATTTTCGTATAATTCATAAAGATATATATTTAATAATTCAGGTATCCATTTACCTTGTTTCATAAATTGAACTTTATTAATTCTCATTCTACCTAATATTGGTATTACTATCATTTTTTCAGTATAATATACTGATTTTTTAAATTCATTTAATGTCATATTATTTAATTTAAATTACTTGTCCAATCTTGAACATGATTTATATTAATTTCATCTATAAATGCAGATAATCTTGACATTTCATTTTTATAAGAATCTTGTTTAAATATAAAATAATCAGCTCTTTGTAAAAATTTAACATTTGCTCCTTCTGTTGCTAAATATAAATCTGATGCTTTTAATATATCTTCAAAACTATACTTTGGGTTTTCCTTCATCCACCTGTTTAATTTTTCTTTACAGGATTTCTCACTTCCCATAGAGCCAGCTTTTAAACCTCTCCATTTATCTCTAAATTCATGTATTCTTTCTTCTACTTCTAGAGATATTACACGTTTAGATTTTTTTATTTCTTTTTTGTTCGTATTAAAAGACATTTCAATTTCAATACTTAAAAATTCTATTAATTTTATTGATTTTTCTCTTAAATAAATTTTATTTTCTATTTTTTTTATAAATAGTTTATTTTCAAGTTTTTCTAAATCAATCATATCTTGTACTAAATATATGGTTTTATTAGAATATATTGAATATAACTTTAAAAATTCTTCTATAGTTATATCTTGTTCTTTTAATACTTCAAAATTAAGTATTAAACTTTTATTCATAGATTATATCTTCATTTATATATGATTGAGCTAAATCTTTAGATATAACACCATTATTACATATTTTACATTTTTTCATTCCAAATCCATTAAAAAATTCACCTGTACCCAAACATTTAGGACATTGTACTTTCTTTTTATTCTTCATAATTATTCATATTATAGCCTATTTCTATTTTGTTACTAGCTTGTTCAAAATCTTCAGTTACTTGCAGATAATCTAAAATATCTTCTTTAGTTAATTCTACATCTAAATCTTCTTTAGCTTTATCTATAATTTCAAAAGGATTTAAATTTTTATAAGTATCTGTTATTAAATTAATAGCAAATACTTTTTCATTATATATTATTTTCATCATCTTAATTTTTTATAATTACCATATGGAAAAATATTCTAAATAATTTCCAATTTTTAAAAGAAATTATAGGTTTTCCTTCAGCTATTCCTATATTATTAGGAAACATTTGTTTAATTCTAATAGAATTATTTCTATATTTTTCAAATAATTCTTTATCTAATATTTCCATATTTCTTCTAAATGTTTTAATGTATTATCTATTAATTTATCATTATAAAAACAATCTATATTTGTTATATCATAATAATGAACAGAACTAATTCTTTTATATTCTTCTAACCATACATCACCTAAATAATTCATTAAAGATTGACCTTTTCTAATAAAATCAGGTTTTTCTTTTAATATAACATTTTCCCAATTATTTTTAAATTCATTAAATGATATTATTGCTTTATCCATAATTATTTATTTTGCTTATTATACCATTTTATAAATTCTATTACTGCTTTATAAACGGCTTCTAATTTAGAGCTTTTAAAAATATCTATTTCAATATCTTTAAATGTACTATTTTCAGAAGATTTCCAAATATATATTGTAGGTTGTTCAATTTGAAAACTTGCTACCACATCCATTTCTTCTATTTTTTCAATTACTGGCATCAACCAGTCCCATTGTAAATGAAATCTACCAAATTCTGGGTCATTAGATAATTTTTGATAATTATCCATAAAAATAGCAATTAATTTATTGTTATCTATTATTTCTTGATGTGTCATTTAAATATATTTATAATTTTATTACATTCATCTATATAATAATTATAATTAATATTATAATCATCTTTTTCTTCATATTTATTAAATAATGTACATTTCCAACCAGCTTCTAAGTTTTCTTCTCTATTACTTGGTTCAATTTTAACATCATCTATAATATCAAATATATTAAGTTGATTATTATCTACTTTATCTTTATATTTATCAGTTTCTGTAAAATAATTTTTTTCTAAAGGTGGTAATTTTTTAATTAATTCTATTCCTTCATTAGATACATAATATCTATTCATTCTAGCTAATTCTGTATCAATAATATCTAAACCTTTTATTTCACGTTGAAATAATTGATTTTGACCTTTCATTTTAGCACCAATACAAAAATCATATATATTATAATTCTCTGCAAAATTGTATTTTGTTTCAGGAAGTAAATGATTATAAATGGTAGTGTTAATATCAATGTTATTAATGAAATAATTAGCGAGAGAAATAGGAACAATTCGTTTACTATGGTTTTTATGATAATCTCTATCAATTTCAAAACATCCCTTAAATTTAATATTTTCATATGTTATTATATTCACGTAATTATTTACGTCTTTTGCAATAATTTTTTTACAATCTTGTATTTCCAAAGGTATTTTAACCTCTTTTTCAATCTCATTACAAGCTTCTTTAAGTAATTCATAATCAGTCCTATGTATTCTATACATAGCCCCATCAGTATTTTCAAATATAATTTGTACATCTTTTTTACATTTTTCAAATACTCTTTCTGTTAACATTGTTAATATTAATTGACCGTTAATACAAATAGCTAATTGCCATTTTGGGTCATATAAAAAAGCATATTTATCTTTACTAAGACCATATGAACCATTAAGAATAATTTTTAATACATAATTTCTTGGGTCTTTTTTATCATATTTCTTTCTTTCCTCATAAAAACCTTCATATATTTTACTAAATATAGGTTCTGGTATATGTTCTGGATGTAATTTATTTCTAAATGATATATGAGGGTAGAAACTCGCGCAGTTTCTATTGTTAATCTCTAATTTCTTAGAGTATCGGACTATATCTTAATTTTACACCATATATATCCATACATAGTTGGTTTATAACCATTACATACTGCATATATATTTTGCCACTTATAATTAGGATTAAATTTAATAATTTCTTCAACAGAAAACCACATTTTTAAGTAACTTTTTATAATAATTTTTATTATAAGTAAAATTTTGCTCGCTTTTTCACTAATACACTACTATTAGCTAATTCCTGTTATTAAGCTATATCGCTATAGCTCAGGTAGTCTCTGAACGTTCCTACTCTGTAGGCTTCGCTGCTGATTGACTTGTTAAATTATTAATTTAATTTAGTTTTCCAGCAATTCAAGCAATTGTTTATTGTCTACTCCGCTTTAAAGTCGACATCTACTAATATATATTCATTATCTGATTCATATATTCCAGATTTACCAAAACTATGTAATCCACCTTCAGCATATTCTCTTATTACATTTTTATATGGTACTGTAAATTTAATACCTTCTTCTTGTTCTTTATTCCAAACTGATTTTTTATAAATTTCTAAACTTCTTTGATTTGTTATATCATTAAATTTAATATAATTAAATATTATATCTGATATATCAATTTTATCTCTAATTGTTCTTAATTTTTTTATTTCAGAAACAGATATATTTAATTCTTTAGATAAATATTTAGCAAATATTTCTTTTGACATTAATATTTCAGAAGCATTCATTAAGTTTAACTTTTCATGTTCTGTATAAAATTGTCTAAGATTTATATGTTTTAATGATTTATTAAAAAACTTATAGGTTTCTAATACATCATGTTTACAATAAGATAATAATTCATCCATTTCTTTAAATGTAAGTTCACTACCAACTTTAAATGGTAAATCTCTTACATCATGGCTTCTCATAGCAAATTCAAGCCATTTAAGAGAGGTTGATTTATTTTTGTTATCATAATGCCATATTTTAAATAAATCTAATTGAGGTATCTTAATTTGATTATTCCAAATAGCTGAGTATTTATTTTCTATAATTTTTTCAACTTCATAATATATTTCATAACTATTCCATATTCTATATCTATTATTTGATAATATAGTATTATGTAAAACAGGATAATCAAAATTAATATTATTAAAACCTATTAGTTGTAAATTTTTACTATATAAAAATAATCTTAATTCACTTATTTCATTTTTTCTATCACTTATTTCAAATACTTTCCATTCAAATGTATCTATATTATAAAATACAGCTTGAAAACAATTAGGATATGTTTCTAAATCATATATCCATGTGTTATTTTTCATATTTCATTTTCTTACTTCATTTAATTAAAAAGAATTAGTTTGTGGTCACTACATTCCACATTACACATTGTTTTAAGGTTTAATCTTGTTACCAAGATACAGCATATGTATTACCCAAAAGCCGAGTAGTGTTTTTTACTGAACTAATTCTTTAGTAGCGTAGGTGGGACTCGAACCCACGACCTCAAGGATATGAACCTCGCAAGCTACCAACTGCTCTACTACGCGGTATTAAAAAAAGCACATATATTTCAATGTGCTTTAATTTTTTTTATTATTTTTATTGTGTTTTTAATATACTTATACCATTAAGAGAACCAAACATATTACTTTGTCCGTAAGGTGATTTACCATGTTTTAGAAATCCTTCCCACATTAATCTCTCATTTTGTACTTGTTGAAGTTTTAACATCGCTGGTTCAGATAATTTAGATTTAGTTTTAGCATCCCATTCTGCAGCTTTATAATTCATTTCTGCTTCAACTGCTTTACTATCTGCTAATTTATTTAATTCTAATTGTTTAGCTGTTTGTTCTGCTGCTGATGCTATTGCTTCAGGTATATCTACATCAGTTAATTGTACTCTAGCAAATTCAATAAAAAATTCAGGTAATTCTTTTCTTAATACATCTGAAAGTTTTTGTTCTGCTTCATTTCTCTTGTATAAATTTAATTCTGATGCTGTATATTGTGGTATTACTTCTTTAGCTGCTGATTGTAATGTTTTTTCTATTTTAATATCAACATTTTCTTTACCAATTTTAACATGTAATAAAGCTACTTTAGATGGATTAGGATAATAATCTAATGCTAATTCCACACCTGTAGTCATATTATTTTTGTCATTAAATTGATATTTTTGTTTTAATGTTTTCTCTCTAACATCATATTCAACCATATCATCCCATATCCAATGAAGTCCTGATAACATTCCTTCAGGATATACTGTTGTTAAATTAGTTTCGCCACCCCAAGATACCATTACACCTTTGTGTCCTGAATCAACTGTTGTACAACTACTAAATAATAATAAACTAAATACTAATACTAACGCTTTTAAATTTTTCATTTTTGTTTTGTTTTTAATTCTTTGTTTCAATAATATAGATATAATAAATCCAAATACTATTATTGGATATATAAATATCATGCCTACACTAAATAAAAAAGATAATATAATATAAATAATAAATATAATAAGCGATAAAACACCTTTATATAATAAATTTATATCTTCATCTATTTTATAAATAAAACTAATATAATCTACTAATTCTGTATCTTTCAGTGTATTATTTAAAATTTTACCTTCTTTGTAAAAAAATATTATAATTAAACATATAAATATAATACTTGCTATAATTTTTCCTAATATAAAATACATAATATTTATTTTTTATTTCTATTTCTAAGCCATTCCCAGCTCATCCAAAATACCCATATTACAAAGGTAAATGTTATTAATCCTAATGCTCCTTTCATTATATTTTATATTAAAAGTTATTCATGAATCCATTTTAAATTTTTTCTAAAATCAGAATGAATTGCTTTTCTAATAACTCTATCAGCAATAGTTCCAACAGCTTCTTTAAAAGCTACTTCTCTAGCTTTGAGTCTATTAGGTATATCTTTATGATATAATTTAACAGTGTGAGTTGCTACAATATTTTTATTATTATCTTCAATAGTACATGAAGTTACAGGTCTTGTTACTTTTATTTGTTTGTTGTTTTGAGTTACTTCAATGGTTTCTTTACCATATCCAAAATAAACTCTGTATCCACCTAATAATAACATAATTTAATTGTTTTTAATTGTTAATTTTATTTATTTATTTGATTTAAAAAAACAGGGTGCTTTATTTAGATATTGGAATTGAACCAATAACACATTGCACCAAAAGCAATTGACCTAACCAATTAGTCGAATCTATAAGATTTTTTTGCTGTAAGCACCCTTATATTTTTAATATTATATTTTAGAATAAGTCTTTAATTTTAAATGTACTTCAGGATTATCTGCACCATCTATACTAAATCTAATTTCTAATTCTTCAATACCTCTAGTTTCATCTATTTCTTCAAGAATAGATTTTTTAATAAGTTTAATATATTTTTTCATATTTTTAATATTATTCAGATTACATATAAACGTGTCAAATTAAAAGTTTGGTGTTTATTATTTTCCTGTTAGTAATCTTTAATTTTATAATTTTATTTGTCTATATCTATCAGAATCTATAGTTCTTAACATTAATTGAGATGGACTATAAATTTTACCTGATAATATTGATGTTAATATTGCAGGACTAAATCCAGATACTAAACCTACTCTATCATCTTTTGTAGCAGGTACATTTTCAGCTCTACCATTTACATTCCAAAATACAATACTTGGCATATTATAACCAGAGTTTGTATAATTTCTTTTAATAATTTCATAATTACTTAAAAATTCTCTAGAAGATTTGGCTTGTTCTCTAGCACTAACATAATAACTACTTGCTGTACCATCAAATTCCATATCAGAAATAACTAATATTTTAGTAGGCATATCTTTATTAGATAAATCATGTTTAATACCAGTTTCTAAAAGAAGATTAAAACAAGCTACCAAATTAGTATTATAACCAGCAGGAGCATTTCTAATTTGATTTAATCTTTGAGATAATGTACCATTAGTAACATGCATTTCAGGTTTAGCTGAAAATGTCATAAAAGCATTTTTAAATGGACCTTTATTTCTTTCTGAAATATATATACCTAGTGCTATAGACACATCCATAGGAATATTACTATTTATTGACATACTACCTGAAGTATCACAAATAGGTAAAATTCTATCTTTTGAACCTTCCATGTAATTAGGTAAATTCATCCATTGTGCTTCAACTGCTCTTTCATTTTCCCCTTGATAAATTGCTCTAACAAGTGTATGTGGAAATATAGCTTTAGCATTAATTTTTTTAGTACCTTTTGTAACAGATGTTATAAATTGAGTAAATCTAGCTTCATCATTACGATAAAAAGCTTTTCTATATTTATTAATAGCTACAGATGGTACACCAGAATAATTAATATGTTTCCATTGTTTAGCACACATTTGTTGTTCAACTGTTTGTGATAATCTAACAATAGTTTTTCTATATATTCTAGGTGATAATCCAAGTTTATCTCTAATAATTTTAGCTATATTACCTTTACGTGGTAACCATTTAGCTAATAAACCATTTTTGTTGTTTAAACTTGTCCTAATCATTCTGTAATTAGATAAAGCTGTTGCATTTGAAAAAAATAAATCATCCCAACGACCATATTCAGGAACATATTGAGTCATAGATTTATAAATTTCATTATAATCTTTTCTTAAATGTTCCATACAGATTCTAAAAAATCTTCTTTCACCTGCACCACCTCTAATATCTCTAGCCCAAAATATACATTTTAATGCTAATAAAGTATTTTCTGCTAATGCTGCATCAAACATTTCAATGATTTTTTTATCATTCATATTACGTGATGCACCAGCAATAAAAAATAAATCTAATACTTTATATAATGATGTAGCATTTGTTCTAGCACCATTATTAGTATATACTTTTTTTTCTTTTCTTACAGCATTTACTAAAAGTGATTGTTGTACAGGTTTTTGTCCTGGTCTGTTAATTGTGTTTTTTTTCATTTTGTTATAAGATTTAAATTGTTTATTATCAGAATACTACTTATAACTAAATTTATGTCTAGAAAATTTATTTGTAAGTTATTTTGCTGTAAGTATTCTTTTATTTTTAATTATTTTGTATGTTTCGCAATATATTCTAAAAATTCAGTTTTAGTTTTTATATTTAATAATAACATTAAACTTTTTATTGAATGTTTAGAATTTTGACATCTTTTATCACATAAAATATCCCCATAACAAGTTATATGTGTATAACTATAAGGCATATATTTTAATATTCCAGAATCTAAACAATATCCAAAATATGGTTTAAAATATTCTTTTTTTTTATATTTATTTTCTATTTTTAGAATTAATAAATAATGTAATAGTTTTTTTTCACTTATACTTGGATAATATGTGGTTATTAATGAAAATAAATCATCAAAACTTCTTCTAGTATGTCTAGATTGTAATAAAGTACACCTTTTATCATAATAAGTACTATGAGGATAAGCTTTAACTGCATTATATGATATTACATTATTATTATAAAATTGTTTTAAAAATTCTATTACTGTTTTTGGTTTTTTAAAAGTTACATATAATTTCATTTTAAATTGTTGTTAATTAATTAGGGGGGAGTATAGGAATCGAACCTATGACCATTGCATTCAAATTGCATAGTTATTTTGCTGTATCTATTCTTATACAGAATAGAGTTTTAAGTGCTCTACCAACTGAGCTACTCCCCCATTTACAGAATACTTTTTTTATAAATCCAATTTTATATAGTTTATGTTGCTGTAAGTATTCTAATATTATTTAGTTTTCTTCTTCATTGTTATCAATAATTTCTTTAGAAATTTCTTGACCTAAAGATTTTAGAAAATCTATTCTAAGTTGGTCAATTCCTTGAACTAAACTTAAAACAGATTCTAATTCATCACTAAATTCTTTCTTTTTATTTAATATAACAGATTGAAATTTTCTAGTTTCTTCTGCAATAGTTTTATCAAATTGAACTTTTTTAGTTAAAAGAAGTTTTAATTTTTCTTTTACTTCTTGTTTTTTTGATTCAATTTCTTCTTTAAAGAATTCATTAATAACTTCACCCATTTCAGATGCAGGAACACCTTTATTTGGTTCAAATTTATTATCCTTTAAAATTGCAAATACTGAAGCTAAGTTATTTTTATACTTATTTTCAATTTTTTGTTGGTCTTTTGTTAAAGGAAAAAATAAAGCTGGTAATTTAGAATCTTCTACTTCTAATACATTTTTGTTTTCGTTTTTTTTCATTATTTTATTATTTAATTTATTAAGCAGAAAATGGTTTATAATTTTCTAAGTTTTGTGTAATTGAATTTAATTGACATGATAGATTTAAAATAGAATAATTAGGATTAATTTCTTCTAATATTTTATTTAAACAATCTATAACTTCTTCTTTATAACAACCTCTAAATCTATGGTCTTTAATAAAATTAACCCAAAGTATTTCACCTGTACTATAATTAATATAAATTTTTTCAATATTATATTTAGTAAAATTTATATTTGTTAAACATAAATGAGGTAAATGTCTTCTAATTAATGTATATAATTCACCAACTAATAATATTTCAATATTTAGTTGTGTTTTATTAGCTATCGCAAAAACAGATAAATTTTTAATTATACCTGGTAATAACTTTTTAATTAAATCTTCTTGTAATATACTCATAATTTATTTTTTACTAATTCTATTAAAGTTACAGCATGATTAGTTTTTAAATTACTATTTCTTGGTTTAACTGATATTGACAGTTAGGATAGTCTTTAATTAATTTATATCTTTTCATAATCTATTAATGTTTTTGTTATTTCATCTAATTTAATTATTAGTTTTTCTTTTTCTTTTATTGTCTCATTAGTAACTCTAGTTTTAATTGTGTCTAATAATTTAAAACGTTCAGTTATAGACATAAACATTAATTCTGAGACAATATCTCTAATCTTAGTTTCCATATATTTTTTTTCAAAATCTTCTTCTGGAATAAAAAATAGTTTAAATATTTTTCTCAATGAGACAAATATTCTTTTACGACTAATTTGTTTCATAAATATTTGTATTGTTTTAAAACTTTTATTTCTTTTTCTGTTGCTATTCTAAAATCTAAATGGTTATTATTATCTTTAAATTGTACTCTAAATATAATTCCTTTTGGTGTTTTAGTATGAGAATATATACCAGTCAAATCTTTCATTCTCTTTTTCTTACTAATTTTGTTATAGTATTCAATACTATAACCAATTGATATTAATAAGAAAAATATTAGTATTATTAATAATAATTTATTCATAGTTTTTCTTTTTAATATTTAAATTAGTTATTATAGTTACTCTTTCAAAAGCACTATATTCTTCACTTTCTAATAATGCTGTAATAGATTCTTTTAATCTAATAATTTCTAATAAACTATTACAAGATTCTATTATATTTAATATTTCTAGTAATGTAGTTTTTGTTTTCATTTAAAATAAAGAGATTTAAGACACTTAAATAGTTGTATTAAATATAATATGTGTAAAAGACTTAAAAGTTCGTTAGAACCTATCTAAATAGTCTTAAATCTCATGTTTAGGTAATAGTATTGATTTATAAAATAATACTTAAATAAGTCAATCAAAGTTTTAGTCATATAAATAAATAATATATAATATAATATAATATATATATATATATATTTCTTTTGTTACTTTTCTTTGTTGTTACCTGTCATCCATTTTATTATTTTATTTAAAGATTTTAATTTAACAGAAAATAATTGTTGCATTAAATACATACCTTTGTATTTCTTAATAACTTTAAATCCTAATTTTAAATAACTATTTCTGTGTTTAGTTAAAGTTAATCTTTTAATAGATAAACCAGCATCATAACCTTCTCTAATCATTATAACACAATATTGTTTTGATTTATCACCTTCGTTTGTATTACTTTTTAATATAAAAGGTTTACTTACTTTTAATTGTGGTTTCATAATATATTATAAGTACTAATTTATATAATTATATTAGATAATATTGCTCTATTATGTAAACTAATTATATTTCTATCACTATTAGTTACCATAACCCGTAAGTTAGTTCTTTTTTTATTACTAGAAGCTATTATTTTTCTAGTAAATACAATTGTTTTGTTTGTTTTCATTGTTAATTGTTTTTAAATAATTATTAAGCTTCAGTTTCAGGGTCAAATCTTTCTAAAAATTCTCCTTTTTCTAAATTTTCATTATGTAAATTTAGTTTTGATATAATATTTAATGTTATATCAGATTGTGTTTGTGGTTTCATGTTTTTAAATTTATTAAGTTTAGCACCATTTATTTAATGGTCATGCTGGCAACTCCTCAAAATATTATCCTTCTCCATGCCGTCTCAAAGGTATTTTGGATGATTTTAATTTTTATATATCATCTTTTTTTAAACAATTAATGTTTTTGGTTTAAGGTTTAACCATTTTAATAATGATTTATTCATTTTTATCATTATTTAGGTCTTTAATATATTCTTTATGATTTTGAATCATCTCTTTAATAGAATAATATATTCCAATTAAAGGTAATATTAATAAACTTATCATTATTATTTTCATTTTTTCTAGTATTATATTATTAAGTTAATTTTTTATTTATTTAATATGAAATAATTTTCTTTTTCTACTATTTTATAATCTTGTATTAAATTATATATATAATCTGGATGTTTTTGATTAAGAAAATTAATTGTGTGATTCATTAATATTATTTTCATTATTTTATAAAGTAGTTTTTAGTTTAATTAATTTAAGTGCTTCTTGTAATCCTTTTTCTAATGCTTCTTCATAGGTTTTAAATTCATAAGTGCCTACTATGTTTTTAATGTTCCTTTTTTTAAAAGATATTGTTACATTTCTTAATTCAAAATTGTATCTTAAATTTCCAAACTCAATATCTCCATCATCATTAAAAACAATAATATTCCAATTATGAACTTCTCTTAACCATTTTTGAAGTAATGATTGTGTTGGAGCAGAACACATATACCAAGATTTATTACTAAAATCGGAATTCTTCCAATTATTGATGAAATACCCAGATTGTAAATTCATTTCTCCTTTTTCCCAACCAAATGGACCAGATTTACCATCTTCATGATGTGTTTGTTCAATTAATGAATTTTCATAATACATCTTAGTGGGTAGTATAAACCCTTTTTCTTTAGCTAGTTTAGCTGTATCAAATGTTACTAATTGTTCTTTCATAATTATTTCTTTCTAAATTGTTTAAACTATTTTTTAAACATTGATAATGTAATAGCATCGTGTTTGAGAAATTTCTTTAAGTTTTATCATATAATCATAATTAGGATTTTCACCATAAACATTTATGAGTCTATCGTAAATAAATTCTAAATGATTAGTATCAGCAGTATTTTTATATAAAACCTCTTTAAGTTTTTTAGATTCAAAAGAGTTATATGTTTCACTTTCTCTATGAACTCTATCTGCTTTTACATGTCCACATTTACATTGAAGGATAATATAGTTAGTATTGTTTTCCATAGCAATATCTATAATAGATGCATTATAATTATGAATATGTTTTCTAAAAGGTTTAGTTAACCACTGAATTAGTCTTTTCATAGCTATTTCTTTTTAAATTGTTCAAACCATTCTTCAAATGTAAAATATAAAGGTTGTAAGTCTGACACATCGCCACCCATAGATAATACTATATGTACATCTACTACACCATCTAAAGAGTTAAACTCTCTTGCAGAATCAAAAGCATTTTTTAAACCTTCCTCACTATACATTTTTTCAGCTTGCCATTTAGCACCTGCTTCAAAACCATTAAAAAAACTAGATTTTATCCATTGGGTATGTTCAAAATTCCAATAATCTTTATAAATCTTTATTTTAGCTTCTTCAAGTGTTTCTTGTTTAGATTTAACTCTATCTCCATTACATTTGTTTAAAACTCGACATTCACTATTTTCACAGGATCTTGGAGTATCATATAAACATTTAGGTTCTTTTTTTGGAATTATGATTTTGTAAGTTATATTTTCATTACACGTTTCTTCATTTAAACATTGCATACCACAAGGTAATCCAGTTTGAGTACATAAATGTGTTTTTATAACTTCAATCTTTTCAAAACCTGGATTATTAACAAACCATTCTAAAAACTCATAATTAATTTCTTGTACACCATCATTGATTAAGTCTTGGTCTGTAGTCAAAATAATTTTTCTTGGTTTATTATTAGAAACTAATGCCATTGTATTTTGCCATAAAAAAATTCTATCTCCTTTAATAACCCAAATATTGTTTTCAAAGCCACTAATTTCTTTATCAGAAGTGATGTAGATGTTTTGGTTTTTAGTACCACCACCACAATTTTCAGTATAAAATGGGTCATTTGAAGTAAATCCAATTTTTTTACTTCCTAAAATATTATAAATTCTACTTGGTTTATCTGTTGGTAATACATGTATATTTTTCATAATTATTCGTATAAGTAAGTTCCTGCTAAATAAGTTTTACCATTAATTGTTGTGGTTTTTAGTTTTGGTTTTAAACAATCATCATTAGTTTCACACATACATTGTCTAACTTCATCACAATCTATTTCAGCAACAAACCATTTAGGTGTTTTAGATTGTTTGAGAGATTTCCAAAGATTAAATTGTTCATAAACATTTTTACAATTATGAAATTCTTTAGTATTTGTAGTTGTTCTAAAAATAGAAAAGTCAATTACATCCTCTTCACTATAAACTTTAGTTGCTGCTTTATAACCTTCAATAAATCCCTCTTGTTTTAAAGAGTTGTTTAATTGGTCTCTATTTAACATTTCCATTGAACCTTTAGCGGAATTTATTGGATATTTTAATTTAGCTAAGTTCTCAACATCATCTTCAACAACTATTTCTGGAAGCAATGGTAATCCATTTAATTCAGGTGCATTGTTCTTTGTTTGGTAGGCTATTATTTTTTTGCAATCTTTAGCTAAAACTTCACGTTTGTTTAAATCGTTAAATAGAATAGTAGTATTTCCGTTCATTTCATAAAACTCATCAGCGTCTAAAATACAATTGCTAGGTATGTGCAATATGATATTTTTATGCTTAATCTCTTCATCTGAAACAGTTAATATGTAATCTTGTGTTTCAATTATTTGTAGTTTCATAATAATTCTTTTAAAATGTAATTAAACTTTCTTAGTTTTATTTTCATGTTGCGTACTTGTTTTTCTAAAGCCATCATATTTTTAGTTTTAATTAGACAATTAGTTTAAACACTATCACCTCGTGAAGGTTTGTCTATTGATAGTATTTTAATAGTTGTAAGTATAGTAACTCATTGCATCATTAGTCTTTTATTAGTGCTTGACTGTTACTATAAAGAATTAGACTTTTCTTACTTCTTACAACTACAAGGAATTTCAACCTATCCGTTAGCTATAAAGTTTAGATTTAACTAAACACAACGATTAACTAACATTATCATTGTTTATTAGCACCCTCTTTCTTATTACCTATTAACACCCCACACCAGAATTATAGGCAGGTCTGGTCGCTTAATAAGAGTAGGGTCATATAATTGATTGCCGTTTCAGGTTGAATGGTTACCCATTACTATCTAATTATTTGCTGAGAACTCATTTTTGTTTTACTCTATCTTTATCAAAGAAACTGGTGGTTTTAGTTATATTATTAATTAATTTGATAGATTTTATTGTTATTGAATTGAGTAAAAGAGTGATATTGGTTTATTACCATGCTCACATCAGTCCACAAACAAACTGTAACTAGTTCAAAACTAGATAGATATTAAACATATCACTCCTACTACTAACTAAATTTAACCAATTAACAACACTAATTAAACTATTTAAAACTTTAACCTAAGTGAGAGAGAGTTAAATAGACTTAAAACCTATGTTTGTGATAATAGATTTAAATTTGTGATAATAGATTTATAGGAAACTAAAAGAGGGCTGTTACACCCTCAATAGTTGCTATGCCTCTACCTCTATTTCTTTACCTGTTTTAACTACAGGATTATCAACAATACCAAACTCTGCACCAAATGCCTCTGCTAATGCTACATTGTCTGTACCTGCATTAGTTAAGTGTGACATTCTTGCAAAGAAGATAAGCTTTGTTGGGTCATTCTTATCAGGTTGAGCTGTTATAGTGGTTAAGTAGCTCTCGCCTACTGTGAACTCACTACCATTCTCTTCCATAAGCTCTTGGTTACGCTGTGGTACACTTGCTGTAATGTCAATTACTTTACCATTAGGTAACTGTCCTTTAACGTTGGCTATTCTATAAGTTTTAACCTCGCCTTTAGCATTGGTGTACTCAATTTCTTTTTCACTAAGTTTACTTGCTAATTTACAAGTTCCAATTAGTTGTTTTTGCTCTACTCCCTTGTAGGATACTGTTTCAATTCTTAATGTGTTCATTTTTTTCTTGTTTTTACTGTTTATATTAGGACTTCCTTACAATTAAGTAGGGGTACATCGCAAAATTAAAAAAGAGTAGGGGGTGATGCTTAGATTAAGTCACTCTCACATTAACAATAAAAAAATTTAAAAAAAATTTAAAAAAATTTTGTAATTATATAGAAACTAATTTAGCTTGTCCTGAATGTAAAAAAATATTACATTATGAATATTATGAATGGTTATAAAAAATAATTAATAAAAAACTTGCATATGTCAAAAATATTTCGTACCTTTGCAATGTTATTAACAAAGAAAGAAAAGTACCAAAAGAAAGAAATATATGATAATTAAAAGAATTAAGAAGATAATAATAACAGATGATACTACAGATGCAGAATTAGAATATATTCATACTAAAGCTATGAGAGAGTATATTAAGACAGGTAAATCTAGTTATTTAATAGTGGATGAAGATGAACAATAAATATTATACACCTTCTATAGAAGAGTTTTATCAAGGTTTTGAATATGAAAGATGGGTAAATTCAGCATATACTCCAGAAAAATATAGTAAAGAGATATTTCAATTTGTAGATAAAGATAATATTTGGAATGAGGATATAACGAATAGATTAGCTTGCGTATATAGTGGAGGAGATAGTATAAGAGTTAAATACCTAGATAAAGAAGATATTGAAAGTTTAGGTTGGATTTATAATGATATATCAAAAGAATTTAATTATAAATTTAAGAAAGAATTTAATTATAGATTATGGTTTAGTCCAAATAATCCCGATTTATTTAGTATTAGAATAGAAGGTTGGTATTCAAGAGAAGGAAAAATAGATGCTAAGTTTGATATGTTTCTAGGAAATCTTAAAAATAAATCAGAGCTTAAAAAATTAATGCAACAATTACATATATTATGATAACTCAAATACAAGAATATAGATGGACTAACTGTAGATGTATTTTTGAAAGTTATTATGATATAATAGGAATGATTATTATAATAGGTCTAGCTATGATTGGAGTTATTGCTTTAGTTGATGAATATATTAAAAGAAAAAAATGATTAAAATAAAAAAAACAATGATTAAAATAAAAAAAACAATAAGTATTTTTAAATGGATAGGAGTAATGTTAGTAAATTTATTAGGATTTATATCTGCTCCAATAATTTATCCATTTTTATATCCTTTTAGAAATAAATTAAATAATATAAAACCATTTTGGTATTTTTTTGATGATGAAGATGGATTTTATGGAACTAAATGGTTTAGAGATAGTTTAAAGTATGGAAATAAAACAGATTGGTGGAGTAAATTTAAAATCTCATATAAATGGTTAGCTTTAAGAAATCCAGCATGGAATTTACAAGCTAGTTTAATTCCTAAAAAAGGTCATGAAATACTTGAAGAAATAAAAATTTTAGATTTAAATAGAAATAATAAAATAGTAGTAGATATAAAAGAATTTGCAACATTAAAGTTTGTTAACTCGTCAGGTGAATATAAAGATAATAAAGGTGAATATTTAAGTTTAAAATATTCTATATTAGGTAAATCTTATTTATGGTATAAGATAGATAATACTTTATATTGGAGATATAGTTTTGCTGGTAAAATTAATAATAAATTTTGGATAGAAATTCATTTAGGAACTGGAAAAAGATATGTATTTAGATTTAAAATTAAAAAGAATTTAAAAATATATGAAAATAATCTTTAAAAAATTAGGAATTGTCAAAAAAATTTTGTACATTTGTATCAACAAAGAAAAAAGTAACAAAAAAGAAATATGTTAACACAAAATAATATAGAAGATAAAAAGTTTACTTATTGGAGAACTAGTGAACAATCTGTTACAAACAATAGACCTAACAGAGATGATTATTTAGCTATAGGTACTAAACATAAAGGTGATACTAATGAAATTAATAAAGTATTATTATTAAGTTATGATTTAGATGGATATATAACAATTTCAGACTATTTTAATAATCCAATTAGATTTAAAGAATACTATATTAATTATATTCAAGTTAATACGATAGATGAATTAAATGATGTATTAGAAAAAAGTGGATTTGAAATATCAGTAATAAATTTAAATGAATTAACAACACATTATGAATAAAACAGAAATAGCAATATTTAATAAATATTTAGAAATTAAACAAGATTTAATTAATAATCTTAAAGAAGTTTGGAATAGACAACATTATTATACTCATAAATATAGAGGAAATGAATATACTAATATTAATGTAGGTGTTAATGAAACTTCAGAAGGTAATAAGATATTGTTAATTTTTGTACAAAATAATAAAAAATGGATTAGAGATGAATTAATCTTTAATAGTAAAGAGATAATTAAAAGTGATATTAGAAGTAATTTAAGTGATGAATAAAGAAAAAGTATTAGAAATATTAGAGGAAGATGTATTTCCTATAACAGGAGAATATTATACAGCTATAAATATAAATCAAAGTGGGACTCTTAACAAAGAAAAACTAGAAAAAGAACGTGAATTATATTTAAAAATTTTAACTAGCTGGTTAGCTCCTGAATTGATTAGTAAGACACAAGATTATCCTTATAATGATATAACAAATGTAAAGTTTGAAGCAGATTTTGTAATTATTAAAAAAGGAGAATTTGATTATATTAAAAAGTTTGTAGAAAGTATAATGACAACTAAAGATTTAATGAATCATGAATAATTTAATGAGAATAATTGATTATATATTAAAAAATGATATTGTAGATGAAGATAAATTATTTAATAAATTTATAGGATTATTTACTAATCCATCAAAAAATAAATGATGGGGAATATGTTATAACTTATTTAGATGAATCTAATGGTGTTAAAAAATATGAAATTAAAATATGTAAACAAAGTTCTATAAAAGATGAATAAATATTATACACCAGAAATAGAAGAATTTCATTTTGGATTTGAATTTGAAAGTAATTATGTGTTATTTGGTAAAGATTGGACTAAAGTAGTTTTATCAGAAGAACATGATTGGTTTTATAGTTCTTATGTAAATGATGCTGTACCTACTGAATTTAGGGTTAAATATCTTGATAAAGAAGATATAGAAAGTTTAGGTTGGAAATTTGATAAAATTAGTAATGAAGGACAATGGAAATTTTTTAAAGATAATATATGCTTATATTATAGACCTAAAACACATGAATTAGGAATGTTCACAATAGACCCTTCTAAAAGTGATTATATGATGAAACATATAATGGATAATAAACAAATACATATACTTATTATTAAAAATAAATCAGAACTTAAAAAATTAATGAAACAATTAAATATATTATGAGTAGTTTTTTAAAAAGAGGAAAAAGAGCTAAAGCTATAGCAGATAAAAGAGAACTTAAACATAGAACTAAAGAATTTTATAAGATATTAGGAGAATTAGATATAGTAGCTGATAAGATTAAAGATAGCGGTATTATAGTTAATGAAGATAATATAATTGAAGAAGCTACTAAATATACTGATAGAAAAATTGAAAGTATGGAAAAATTTTTGTTATTAGGTAAAATTGGTAAATATGAAAATTGATGAATTAAAAGAAATTTTATCTTATTTAAAAGAACCTGAAATCATAAATAAAACTAGAAATAAACTATTAGAACAAGTTCAGGATTATATAAATTGTAAATGCAAAAATTCTAATATTATAGTTGATTATGAAAATAATATAATAACAATAGAAGGTGATAATAAAGAAGAAATTTTAATTGAATTAAATAATATTGGATTAATAAATAATGATGAAAATTAAAGATATACTTAACATAAAAAATATAGCTCATTTTATAGAAGGTAATGCTAAATTCTATTATGATAAACTTATAGGTGAACCACAGTATTTAAGAGAACAAAGGCTTTGGAGATTATATAAATGTAAAGATGATTGTGTAGTTACTGGTGAATGTAAAGAATGTGGATGTCCTGTAAACAAAAAAGTATTCCAAGATGAATCTTGTAATAATGGAGAAAGATTTCCTAATATTATGAATAATGAAGAATGGGAAATATACAAAAAAGAAAATAATATAAATGAACAACACTTATATAATAAAGAAAACCAAAATAATAGTATTACTTAATGAAATAGATTCTTTTAAAACAAAAATGGACTTATTTAATAAAAAGTATAATAATATATATAATTATGGTATTGATATATATTCAGAAACTGATGATATAAGTAAAGGTAAACTTTATATAGCAGAAATTAACATAAAACGAGATGAAAAAAACACTCTTACAATATCTAACTGAATTATTGGAATTTATGGAGTATCATAATAAAATGTCACCTTTTCCACCTTTTGATACAGAATATGTGCAAGTTATAAAAGATAAATTAGATAAAATGAAACAAGAAGAAAAAATTAATTATGATTTATTACCAACAGCTGCATGTAAATATTGTGATTCATTAGGTTTAATACAAGATGAGTTTGACAATGATTATTGTACTAAATGTGGAGAAATTAATGCTATTAATATATTTCCAACATATTATGATTATGAATTATATTTAATAAATAAAAAAAATGATAATTATTAGATATGCAGATATTTATAAAACAATAGAAACCCAAGAAGGTTTAGTTGATATAGTAGCAATTAAAAATGTAACATTACCTATAATTATAGAACCAGATAACGTAAATTTAATACAACCTTATATTAGCAGTAAAGGAAAAATATTTAAAAATGTATCTTATATTAATTATGATGGAGAAATGATAAAAGTAGTAGGTAATTACAAAACTTTAGACAATAAACTTAAAAATTATAATAAAAATACAAGATTAGTAATAAGTGGATTTAAAAGATATGGAAATAAAGAATAAAGAAAAAAGAGTATTAAAAAATGAACCAAAATTAAAAGTAAGTCTTAATGATGAACAAAAAGAAGTTTTAGCTAAATTTTATAATTATGATGTAAACTTTATTCTAGGAGATTTTGGAAGTGGTAAATCTTTAGTAGCTACTTATACTGCGATATCTTCTTTTAGAAAGAAACAATTTAATAAGATATGGATTACTAGACCAATGCTTAAAAATGGATTAGCAGCCTTACCAGGTACTTTAGAAGAAAAGATGTTTCCTTATGTATTTCCTATATTACAAAATTTAGAAGTATGTCAAGGTAAAGAAAACACAACTAAGATGCAAATAAATGGTGATTTACAAATTATGCCAATTGAAGTAGCTAAAGGTGTTACATTTATGGATTCTGTTGTTATAGTAGATGAATTTCAAGATATGGATTATAATGATTTTAGAACTATATTAACTAGATTAGGTAGAAATAGTAAAATTATATTTTGTGGTAGTAAAGAACAAATAGACAAATCAATATCTAAAAATTCTTGTTATTATAAAATTAATAAATTAGAAAACTCTGGATTAGTAGGTTTTACAACATTACTTTCTAATCATAGAAATCCTATCTTAACTAAGATAATTAATTATTTAGAGGATGAATAAAATAATAAATATAAATATTTTACAGAAGGATTTATTTAAAAAGTGGTTACAGATAACTAAACCTTATCATGGACTCACTAAACAACAACAAGATATATTATCTTTATTTTTATATTATCATTTTAAATTAAAACAAGATATAACAAATAACAAAATCCTATGGAAAATATTATTTGATTATGATACTAAAAAAGAAATAAAAGAAGAATTAAACATAACAGACCAAGTATTACAAAATACTTTAACTCAATTTAGAAAAAAGAAAATTATTATTGATAATGTTATTACACCTTCATTTATTCCTGAATTAAAAAAAGAAGACAAACAATTTAAAATAATTTTTAACTTTAATTTAATAAATGAGTAATATTGATGGTTTAAAAGTAAAAACTTTAATACATAAATTAGGTTTAAAATATCAACTTAAAGATAGTGATATAAAAGAATTAGTTGAATCACCTTATGAATTTAGTGCTTTAATTATTAAAAACTTAAAATTAGATGATATAACCAATTTAGAAGAATTAGATAAAATAAAAAAAAATTTTATGTTTACAGGATTTGCAAAAATATTTATTAATCCTGTAGCATTTGAAAAAAAACTAAAAAATAATAATAAATTAAATTTAAATAAATGGAAGAAGTAGAAAATATGACACATGATGATGTATTAGATATAATAAAAGATTTCCCAATTTTACCATTAGGTAGAAGATTAATAATTACTTTAAATATGGAAGAACCAGATGGGGGATTAGTATTATCAGATAATTCATTTTCAGAAGTACAATATGTATTAGCAGTAGGAACATATATTACTGATATAAAACCAGGTGGTAAAGTATTACTAGATTTAGAAAAAATGATGGAATATCATCAAAGTCCTGAAAATTCATATGAAAAGATTGGTAGAATTAAAATTAAACCAGTATTAGTAAATGGTAAAGTTTATGGATTAATAAATGACAATGTTGTCGATGCAATTGATTTAAGATAAAATATAAATATAATGAAAATAAAAGAAGCAGTAAATATATTAAAACAAGGTTTAGATATAGCTCTATCAAATGGAGCATTTAAAAAAACAGAAGATGTAGCATTATTATATAATTCTTTAGTAGAAGTTCAACAATATGTTGAAAGAACAGAAGCTCTTAATTCTGAAAAAGTTAATAAATCATTAAATGAATCTTCTAAATCTATAAAAAAAGATACAAAAGAAAGTATAGAAAAAGCAATTAGTAATATTAAAAACTAATGAAATTATTTGAAATAAAAAATTGGCAATTAGTAGTCTCCGAAGAAGTTTGGGGACTATTGCCATTTAATAAAATACTTAAACGTGATAAATCAAAAGAGAAAGAAAAAGCAATGAAAGAAATGCTTTTTTTATATTTCTATTGTGATATTAGGTCTGATTATTTAGCTATGAAAGAAGCTGATAGAATAGATGAAATTAAACATGATATTGGTTTACCAGATAATTGGGTTATTGATTCTGTTATAGAAGAAGCTATTGCTTTATATGTTAAACATGATACTGTACTTGAAAAACTTTATAGACAAACTTTAAAAGCTGTTGCAGCTATTGGTGATTATCTTGAAAATGCTGAAACTTTATTGTCTGAAAGAGATGTTAGAGGTAATCCAGTTAATGATATTAGTAAAATAACAACAGCTATTCAAAGAGTACCTAAACTTATGACAGATTTAAAGTCAGCATATAAAGAAGTAGTTAAAGAAAAAGAAGATATAGAGAATAAGAAAAAAGGAAGTAAATCATTTAATTTATTTGAAGATAATTTAGATTTTGGAAATGAATAAAGAAATAACAACAGGAGAAAATTGTAGTAAATTATTATTAGAAGCTATTAATGAATTAGCTGATACTGTTTTATTAACATACGGACCTAATGGTAGTACAGTTATAATTGCTGATAGTAATGGTAAACCTTATGTAACTAAAGATGGTGTATCTGTGGCTAATTATATTACTTTTGAAGACCCTATTAAAAATATAGCTGCTAATTTAGTAAAACAAGCTGCTCAAAATACTGTTAAAGAAGCAGGTGATGGTACTACTACATCTATATGTTTAGCTCAAGCTTTTATTAATAAAGGATTTGAATTATTAAAAAAAGATAATAGAAATTTTATACAAAAATTATTTAATAAAAAAGAAACTTTAACATATAATGAAATAAAATTAGAATTAGATAATTTAGAAAAAGATGTATTAAAAGAACTTAAATTATGTTCTAATAAATTAAATAAAGAAAAAATATATGAAGTAGCAACCATATCAGCTAATAATGATGATATTATAGGAGAATTAATTCAACAAGCTTTTAATAATTCTAATACTGTTAAAGTAGAAGAAGGTAATAAAGAATATGATGAATTAATTACTCTTAAAGGTATGAGATTAAATAGTGGATATTTTGATAAAGCATTTATAAATAATCCATCTAAACAATCAATTGAATATAATGATATTCCCCTATTAGTAGTAGAAGGACATTTAGATGATTTAAAACCTTATGCTAAAATTATCGAACAAAATCCTAAAGGTATAGCTATAATAGCAGACCATTTCTCTGATAGTGTAATATCTATTTTAAGAGATAATTATAATAGAGGATTATTAAATATAGCTTTACTTAAATCTCCAGGATTTGCTACACATCGTAAAGATTTGATGAATGATATAACATTATTTGCTGGTGGTAAAATTGGACATATAAGCTCTTTAAAAGCTACAAGTGATAGTATATTACTAACTAAAGAAGATATACCAATAGAAGCTTTAGAATTAGCTAATAAACTTAAAGAAAGCTTATCTGATTTAACAGATACACAAAAAGAATTAACACAACAAAGAATTGATAATTTATCTGGTAGTATTTCTGTAATTAAAGTAGGTGGTAAATCTGAACTTGAAATGAAAGAAAGAAAAGATAGAATTGATGATGCTGTACTTGCTGTTAGTTGTGCTTTAGAAGAAGGTATTATTCAAGGAGCTGGTAAAGAGTTATCTTTTATAGGAGAATTATATATTAATAATAAATTTCAATATTGTTTACATGCACCTATAGATAATATTTTTAAAAATGGAGGAGATATGAAAATAGTTAGAAATAATTTATTTAAACTTGGTATCGTTGACCCAACTAAAGTAACTAGAGTAGCTTTACAAAATGCTATATCAATAGCTAAAGTAATATTATCTACTAAAGCTGTAGTAATAAATAATAGATTATGGATATAAAAATGAATAGTTACCAGAGTTCTTTAACTGATGAAGTTAGAGATTCTGTTCCTAAAGAAGTTTGGGATGATATATTAGAATATATATCACAAGTAAAATTCATTCAAAATTTAATTGCTCCAGAAGAAATAAGAGGTTTTATTAAAGATAAACCTGTAATGACTTATGAAGATGATGACGATACTATTAAAGAATATGAAGATGGTAGAAAAGTTATAGATATAACTAATCCTCATATTTTAGAAAATATGGATTTTTTTAGAGAGAAAGCAATATTTTTTGAAAAAAATGGAAAATATACTAATTTAATACCAAATGGTAATCCTAAATCTGAATATGCACAATTTTGGAAAGAAGAATTATATAAATGGAAATATGGTCAAATAAGAGAAGATGGTGAATGGATTCCAGGGGAATTATATTTTTATTGGAATTATACACAAATTCCTTTAACAGAAAAAGATAAAAATACACGTAGTAAGAAACGTGTGGAAAGAGTTAAAAAATTTCCTAAACCATGGTTAGGGGATTATTTATTTCATCATTATGTTCATGCTGCTAAAGAAGAAGGAGAGCATGGAAAGTTATTAAAAACTAGGGGAGTTGGATTTAGTTTAAAAACTGCATCTTGGAGTCCTAGAAATATGTATGTATTACCTGGGTCACAAAACCCTAATTTTCATTTAGCTTCTGAAAAAACATTTTTAACTGGCGATAAAGGTATATGGGGTAAAATTTTAGATAATTTAGATTTTATAGCTGCGCATACCCCTTTACCTAGAATGAGATTACAAGATGGTAAAAAAGCTATGGAACTCCAGTTAGGATATGAAGATGAATATGGTGGAAGAAAAGGTTTATTATCTTCTGTATTTGGTATATCAATGAAAGATAATCCAGATAAAGCAAGGGGTATCAGAGGACCTCTAATCCATTATGAAGAAGACGGTTTGTTTCCTAATTTAGAAAAAGCTTGGAACGTAAATAGAAAAGCTGTGGAAGATGGTGGTGTAGCTTCTGGATTTATGCTTGCTGGTGGTACTGGTGGAGTTGAGGGAGCGTCATTTGCTGGTTCTGAAAAATTATTTTATAGACCTAAAGCATATAAAATATATGGTATTCCTAATGTATTTGATAGAAATACTGATGGTAGTACAAAATGCGGATTCTTTTGGGGAGCATATTTAAATAGAAATAAATGTTATAACGAAAATACAGGTGAACCAGATATAATTAAAGCTTTACTAGAAATATGTTTAGATAGATATGAAGTGAAATATAGTTCATCTGATGCTAATGCTATTACACAAAAGAAAGCAGAAGAACCTATAACTCCACAAGAAGCAGTAATGCGTACTGAAGGTACTGTATTTCCTGTAGCAGATTTAAAAGAATATTTAGAACAAATATCTGTTAAAAAAGATAGCTTTCTTGCAGAACACATGGTTGGTGAATTAGTATATGATACTACTGGAACTATTGTATGGAGACCTAATTCTGATAGACATCCTTTAAGAAGTTATGATACTGCTAGTGCAGATAAATCAGGAGCTTTAGAAATATTTGAAATGCCTAAAAAGAATTCTGAAGGTTATATTCCTAGAGGTAGATATATTGCTGGAATTGACCCTATTGATGCTGATACAGGTGAATCTTTATTTAGTATATTAGTAATGGACACTTTTACTGATAGAATTGTAGCAGAATATTCTGGTAGACCTAGAACAGCTAATGAAGCATACGAAATAGCTTTAAGAACATTAAAGTTTTATAATGCAGAAGGAAATTATGAAAAAAACTTAAAAGGTTTATTTAGTTATTTTGATAAACATAATAGTTTACATTATTTAGCAGATAACCCACAAATACTTAAAGATATGAATTTTATGAAAGCTACTAATCTTTATGGTAATAATGCTAAAGGTACACATGCAAATGCACAAATAAATTCATGGGGTAGATTACTTCAAGCTGATTGGCAAAGAAGTAAAGCTTATGGTGATGAAGAAGATACTAGATTAAATCTTCATAGATTAAGAGGTTTAGCTTATATAGAAGAATGTATTAAGTGGAACTCAGATGGTAACTTTGATAGGGTTTCAGCAGGTATAATGTTATTTATACTTAGAGAAGATAGAGTTAAACGAAGTGAATCTGTTAAAGCAAGACAAGGAGAAAAAATTAAAAATTTATCAAATGATTCTTTTTTTAATAAAAATTATAAAAATCGTAATAAAACTAATGAAAGAATAATGTATTCTGATGAAGAATAATTATTAATAGCTATAGGATTATTTAATAAATATAAAATAAAATAGAAATTACTTGACTTTTATAAAAAAATTAACTATATTTACAAGTTATAAAAAATACTATGCCAATAATTAATGTAAATCAACCGCCTCAAAGATTATCTTATTCCAAGAAAACTAAAACTTGGCGTAAGAATAATATTGATTTTGCTGATAAACACTCATTTTATAATAATGAGTCTGTTAGAAAAAGTTTAAGAAATAAGGTAATAAATCTTAATCTATACAATGGTATAGTAGATATAAGAGATTTAACTGATACTGTTAATCCATATCAATTAGATGCTACTTTTATACCAGATAATTTACCTCATCATCCTATTATTGTTCCTAAAATAGAATTATTAGTAGGAGAAGAAATAAAAAGAAGATTTGATTGGAGAGTAATGGTTACTAATCAAGATGCTGTTACTGCTAAAGAAAATTCTAAAAAGAAGTTATATTTTGAAAAACTTCAAGAATATCTTCAATCAAATTATGAAGAAGATGAACTTCAAGCTAAATTAAAGGAACTTGAAGATTATATGAAATATGATTGGCAAGATATTCGTGAAAAGATGGCTAATCAAATATTAAGACATTATTGGAATGAACAAGAATTTGGTTTAATATTTAATTCTGGATTTAAAGATGCATTAATACTTGCTGAAGAAATTTATCAAGTTGATGCTATACATGATGAACCAGTATTAACTAAATTAAATCCTTTAAAAGTACATTCAGTTCGTAGTGGTAATTCTGATAGAATTGAAGATAGTTCACTTATTATTTTAGAAGACCATTGGAGTCCTGGTAAAATAGTTGATTATTTTTATGATGAATTAAAAGAAGCTGATATTGATTATATATTAAATTATTCTTCTAAAAAAACAGCTAATTCATATGTAGATGATAATAACAATCATGCTTTATTTAGAGATGGAATACATTCTAATTTTGGTACAGAAAATGTTGCTGCTTATGATAGTATTTTTGGAATAGCTGAAATTAATGGACATTATTTTGGTTCTAATTATACAGATGAAAATGGTAATATAAGAGTATTACGTGTATATTGGAAATCTCTCAAAAAAATACAAAAAATAAAATATTATAATGAAGAAGGTGATATTGAATATAAAATACGTTCTGAAGAATATATTCCTGACAATAATTTAGGTGAAGAATCTACATCTATGTGGGTTAATGAATGGTGGGAAGGTACTAAAATAGGTAAAGATATTTATTTAAAAATGATACCTCGTACTGTTCAATATAATAAAATGAATAATCCTTCTTATTGTCATCCAGGAATTATAGGTCAAATTTATAATACTAATCAAGGTAAAGCTGTATCATTAATTGATAGAATGAAAAACTATCAATATATGTATGATGCTATATGGGATAGACTTAATAAAGCTATTTCTACAAATTATGGTAAAATATTTGAATTAGATTTAGCTAAAGTACCTGATAATTGGGAAATAGAAAAATGGTTACATTTTGCTATAGTTAATAAAATTGCTGTAGTAGATTCATTTAAAGAAGGTAATCAAGGTGCAGCAACTGGTAAATTAGCTGGTAGTTTTAATACTCAAGGAGGACGCTCTATTGATATGGAAACTGGTAATTATATACAACAACATGTACAATTACTTGAATTCATTAAAATGGAAATGTCTGAAATTGCTGGTGTATCTAGACAAAGAGAAGGACAAATTAATAATAATGAAACAGTAGGTGGTGTTGAAAGGTCAGTTAATCAATCATCACACATCACTGAATATTGGTTTGCTACACATGAAAAAGTTAAACTTAGAGTTTTAACAGCTTTTTTAGAAACAGCTAAAATTGCATTAAAAGGTAATAATAAGAAAGTACAATATATTTTGGATGACCAAACTGTTCAAATGTTAAATATTGAAGGTGATGAATTTGCTGAATGTGATTATGGTTTAGGTGCTACTAGTTCATCAAAAGGACAAGAACTTGAACAAATGTTAAAAAGTTCAGCACAAGCATTTATGCAAAATGGTGGTGGAATGAGTACTATTATGGATATTTATTTTAGTCCTAGTTTGTCTGATATGAGACGTAAATTAGAAAAGTCTGAAGATGAAATAAATCAAAGAAATGCTAAAGCTTCTGATGATGCTAATAAAATAGCTCAACAAGGTCAAGAACAAGCTCTTCAATTAGAACAGTCAAAACTTCAATTAGAAGATATTATAAATCAACGTGATAATGAAACTAAGATTTATATAGCTGAATTAAATGCATCATTAAATAATCAAGAAGAAACAACTGATGGTATTTTAGAACCTTTAGACGAACAAAAATTTGAGTTAGATAAAGAAAAAGTTAGAAACGATAAATTAGATAAAATCCGTAAATTAGATGATGCTATGAAAATACATAAAGATAAAATGGAGCGTGAAGATAAGAAAATTTCTGTTGCTAGACAAAATAAAAATGTAAAGAAATAGCTATGGTAAAAATAAATAAAATGAAAATATATTAAATTATTATTGACATTTAATAAAAAAAATAGTATATTTGTAAATTAATGGGAGAAAATTAAATATTATGGAAGAAAATGAATTTGGAATGAGTATGTTTAAGAACATGGATATTCCAGGTCTAGAGCTAAATTTAGATGATGCTCCAGATGAAATAAAAAAATTATTAGGTGAGGAGTATAATGAATCATCAGATAGTTCTGATGATAATAATGATGATGATACATCTGATGAAGAAAATATAAATCTCAATGAGGGTGGTGAAAACCAAACGGAGGAAGTAGTTGAGGAAGAGGAACAAGAAGAGGGTGATAGTCAAGATGATTCTCCCAATATTTATTCTTCCTTTGCAGACGTTCTTGTTGAACGAGGACTTTTACCTTCTCTGGACCTCAAAAATAATAAAATTTTAGATGCCGACGGATTAATTGATGCAATCAAAATAGAATCTGAAAATACAACTAAACAATATATTATTAATAAATTAGGTGAAGATGGATATGAAGCTTTAGAAAAAGGAATAACTTTAGCTGAATATCAAAATCATGTAAATACTGTTCAAACTTTAGATAAAATAACAGATGATAATTTATCAAATGATTTAGAACTTAGTAAAAATATTATTTTACAAGATTATATTAACCAAGGTATAACTGAAGATAGAGCGCTTAAACTACTTAAAAAAACAATTGATTTAGGAGAAGAATCAATTATTGAAGATGCTAAAGAATCATTAGTAAGTTTGAAAGAAATGCAAGCAGTACAACTTCAAAAATTACAAGATGAAAGACAAACTGAACATCAAAAAGAAGTTGAAAAACAAGAAAAAATAGATAATGATTTAAAAAATACCATCTATAAATCTAAAGAAATTATAGAAGGATTAAAAATAGATAAAGCTGTACAAGATAAAGTATATCAAAGTATTACTAAGGTTGTAGGTCAAAGCCCATCAGGAATTATGGAAAACAAACTGATGAGAGATAGAAGGCAAGACCCTATTAATTTTGATACAAAACTTTATTATCTATACGAGTTAACTAATGGTTTTAAAGACTTTTCTAAACTCATTAGTAAATCAGAAAGTAAAGCTGTGAGTAAACTAGAACAGACTTTACGCCAAACAAACTTTAAAGGACAAGGAAATACTCCAACATTTTTAGGAGACCCAAATAGTTACGGAGGAAGTGAATTTGGTTCAGAACTAGTTTTATAAATAAGAGACAGGATTGAGTCTAGGAAGTTTTAAAAAAAACAGGACAAATATATCTGGACAGTCTCAACAATGATAATAAAAATAAAAAAAAATAAATAGATTAATTAATTATGAGTTTAGGTAAATTTGTTATGACCAAAGGTAAATCTTGGTCAGGATTAACGTTAAAAAACCATATTGGTGCTATCTTCGGATTGAAGCCTCAATTGGTTTCTCCACTTACAACTGTTTTACTACAAAACTCAGGGATGAAAAATCTAGATACTACTCTTTCATTATTCCCAGAGAAAGTACTAGAAACCTCTGATGATTTTGTATGGAAAGTAGTAGGAAGTGAAGAAAGAAACATTCCTTTAGTAGAAGCTAGATATGCAGGAGCTGTAGTAAATTCTGGTGATTCAAATGTGGGTGCTGGTCGTACAAGACTAGAACTTGTATTTGGAGAAAAATACTTTTCTAAAGTACATGTTATTGCTGGTAATAAACCAGATGACTATCAATATAGATTGTTAGAAGAGCCTTATGAAGAAGGTGGAAATTATGTTTATGAAGCTGAAATCTGGGGTGGACAAGAAACTCTAGGTGGTGTACCAGGTTCTGATTTAGTTGCTGGTGTTAGATTCAGTATTGAATCTTCTTATGTTGAAGATGAACTTTCCACAAGAGGTTCTGAAATTCAATTTACATCTCCTTACTTAATGAGAAATAGTGTATCTACACTTCGTTTTGAACATAAAGTATCAGGTGCAATGATTGATGTTAAAGTAGAGCCAGTTTATTTTGGAGCTATTGAAACTAGAGACCCTAACACAGGAAAAACACATAAGTCAGTTACATGGATGCAAGAAGTGTACTGGCAATTTGAGAAAGCAATTTCTCGTATTAAAGCTAGAACATTAATGTTTGGTAAAACAAACAGAGATGAAAATGGTAGATTCTTAAATAAAGGAAATTCTAACATTGAAATTAAAGCTGGTTCTGGTATTAGAGAACAAATGGAAGTAAGTAATACTTCAACCTATAATGTTTTTGCAATAGCAATGTTGGAAGATATTCTTTCTGAATTATCAGAAGGTAAATTAGATTGGGGTGAACGTCAATTTATGTTACGTACAGGTGAAAGAGGAGCTGCTCAGTTCCATAGAGCTGTAACAGCTTTAGCATCTGGATGGACTTCTGTTGGATTTGATAACACAGGAACTCAAGCTATTGAAAAAGTTAGTTCTAAGTTCCATAATAATGCTTACGGTGCAGGTTTCCAATTTACTGAATGGAGAGCTCCTAATAATATTCACGTAATGTTAGAAGTTGACCCAATGTATGATGATAAAGTACGTAATAAGATATTACATCCAGATGGTGGTGTAGCAGAATCTTATCGTTATGATATCCTTTATATTGGTTCTATGGAAGAGCCTAATATCCAAAAAATCAAAGTAAGAGGTGACGATGAAATGAGAGGATATAAAGCTGGTATCAGAGACCCTTTTAGTGGACGTAGAGGTGGAATTATGCAACATATGGAAGATTCAGCAACAATGTCAGCAATGTGTGGCACTGGAGCTATGGTAAAAGATTCTTCTAGAACTGCAACTTTTAAACCAGCCTTACTAGCATAATAGTAATGATATATATAGCTTTGAAGGGTGTGCTTAACACCCTTTATTTTATTAATAATTTAAACGGGAGAAATAATGGCAATTGAAGAAAAAAAATTTGTCTTACCAAATGAAATAGTTACGGTAAGATTTATTCCAAGAAAAAAAGGTATGGCAGCTAATGTTGGAGACAACCATGTTATATCAGGAGGTATGTTAACAAATTCTGTAAGAGGATTTGTGTTACCTAGAAAAATTAGAGGTGGAGGATTAGTAAATGCTCTAACTAAAGCAGAAAAAGAAACTTTAGAAGAAGAAACAGGAATAGATTTATCAGTATATGGTAAATTTTGGGAAACTTTTAAAGTTAAACTTCGTAAAGATGATGCAAGTAATGTTTTTGATTTAAGTACACCAATGGGTTATATTTCATTAAAAGTATTAGAAAAATATGAAGATGACATTGCACATTCTTGGGTAGAAAGAGATAATAAACCAACTTACCAATTTGTAATAACCAGACCAGGAGAAGTAACTGATGATAACAAAGCTAAACTTGATGTTAAAAAAGAAGCTTTTAAATTATATGGTAAAATAGAAGATAATAAAGATAAATTAATATCTATATTAAAACTATTAACTAATAAACCAATTAGTTCACAATCTACTTTAAAATGGGTTCAAGGTTTAGTTGAAGAATATGTTGATAAAACACCTAGTAAATTTTTATCAGTTATTCAAGATGAAAGTTTTGAAACTAGAGCTTTAATTAATAAAGGAATTGAAACTGGTATTATTAAAAGAAATGGTAATAAATATGCAACAGTAGATGGTTTGGACTTATGTGAAAATGGTTCAGTGGCTACAATTGATAATGCTGTTAAGTATTTAGACAATCCTAAACATCAAGATGTTAGAGACTTAATAGAAGCAAAAATAGATAACGCTATTTAATAATGACTACAGCTGAATTTAGTAATCAATTTGATATTTTTTATAATAGTATAGCTACTAATAATGCTCCGTCAATAGATTTATATGAAAAATCTGTATATCTAACAAAAGCTCAACTAGAAATAGTTAAAAATTATTTTGAACCAAAAGGTAATAAATATCAAAAAGGTTTTGAGCAATCTAGTAAAAGACGTAATGATTTAAGTCAATTAATCAGAAATTATAAAAGTATAACTGTAGTAACATCAAATGATTCTATATCAGATAATTCTATATTTTTTAGAATACCTAATAATACTTTTATTATAATACAAGAAAAAGCTTTAATAAATGATGTTAATTCATGTAATAATGGAACTTATGTAAAAATAAAACCAATAACACATGATGAATTTAATATACAAGAAGATAATCCATTCAAAAAACCAGATAAAGATTTAATATGGAGATTGGATTATTATTCTCAAACAGGAAATAATAAGAATGTTGAATTAATATCTCCTTATAATTTAAGTGAATATAAAATGAGATATGTTCTTTTTCCAGAACCAATAATTTTAACTAATTTATTAACTGCTTTTCCATCTGAAACATTAACAATTAATGGTGTTTCATTAGAACAAACTTGTAAACTTAATGAAAGTGTTCATATAGAAATTTTAAATAGAGCTGTCGAGTTAGCCACTGCAGATTATAATCCACAAGATTTAGCAGTAAAAACTCAAATAAATAATAGAAACGAATAAATAACAATTAATTTTATACAATGAGTGTATTTGGACCAAACCAAGTAGAAGAACTAATTATAGGTAATGCTGTAGCATCAGAAACTACATTAGCTACTTTCATAGCTTCTGCTTCAGACCAAGAAATCAAAGTACTATCAGCTGATGGTAGTGCTCCTGCCAGTGGTGAAAACTTTAAAGTTTATCAAAAGAATGCAGGTAGTTCCTCTAAGGGACTTAATTATGAATTTTCAGATATTATAAAAGCTGATAAAGTAGAAAAGGTAATCTTAAAAGAGTATAGTGCAGAGGTTAATAAATCTGTAACTGCTACAGTAGGTTCTGCATCTGCAAATACAGCTTATTTAGTAAATATCAGATTATATAATGATGGAGGTTCATTATCTCCAGAAAATTTTGTAACAATTACTGGTAGTTATACCACAGGTGCTAGTGCTGGAACTGTTCAAGCAATTAGAGATGGGTTAATAACTTCTTTAAATTATAACTTAACAAAACGTGGCGGTAGTGAATTTGTAGTAGCTGCTAATAGTACAAATGCTATTGATATTACTGGTGCTGCTCAAGCAGTTGTAGCTGGTAAAATTACAGGTCGTCAAATTGAATTTGATGTACAAGGTAAAAGTTTTGATGTAGCTGGTACTTCACATGTTAATACTAACGCTATTACTGTAGTTGTAAATAATGAAAACTTTCCAGGAACTGGAACAGGTAAGTATGCTGTAAATTTAGAATGGTTTACTAAAGGATATAAATATGATGTTTATAGACAATATGGTTATCCAGCAGATTTTACAGAAAGAACTCCTTTCTATGCTTCTTCTGGAAGTACATATAATGCAATTCATATTAAATATAAAGAGTCTAGAATTTCTCCTACTGTAGAAGAACAACCAAAAGTTCTTACTATTTTAGTTGTAAAAACTAACTTAGCTAGTAATGTTAATACTAATAATGTTCTAGTAGATTTACGTACTATCTTAGGTTCTGGTAATGTACCAGCTAACCTAGCAGTAGTATAATAAATATTTAAATAACTAATACTTGGAGAGTTGAGTTTCAAAGCTCTTCTCTCCTTTTTTATTTTATAAAAAGATGCAAATAACAAGTTTTGAGATATCTGCTAATAGAACGCAGATGAATGTAATTATAACAGATGCTGCTAGTATCACATCTTTAAAATTTTGGACAGAAGTAACTTATAAAGATTATTCATTAGCAATTGATTTAACTTCTAAACTAACTGCATCTGCTACAGAAAATATTACAATAACTCTATCAGATATCGGATTATCCTATTTTGATGGAGTTTATTTTTTAGAAGCGGAAGATACAGATGAAATATCATCTGCTATAACAAAAGATTTAACAAGATATAAAGAGTGTATTTTAAATAAATTACTTGAATATTCTGTATGTGAAGATTGTTTAAAAAAAGAATCTGTAAGTTTAACTAATGCAAATAGATTATTAAGAGGTTTAGAAGATGCAATAGAACAAGGTTTTATAAATGAAATACTTATTATAATATCAGCTTTAAAAAAATATTGCTCTAATGAATGTACTTCATGTGGGAGTAGAGATAATGTAATTGATACAAATTATTATTCTTCAAATGGTTAACCAACAAATACATATCACAAGTATATCAAAAGCTATATCTAATGCTAAAATATATGGTAAATTAGATATGAGCATTATTGAACTTTATAGTTTGTATAATGATTGTATTTATTTTGCTCAAGAAAAAAGTGATTTAGGAAGTACTCAATTTGATGATTATATAGTATATTTAAAAAATGAAGCTGCTAAATTAGTTTATAAATATCCTAAAGATTTATGTAACTATAAAGTTATAATACCTAATGATAATATAACAACACCTATTGTTTTAACAAATACAGCACCTACTGTAGATAATAATACTGTTAATTTAAATACAGATACAACTTATCAATTTACTGTTGGAGATTTTACATTAAATTATTTTGATTCTGAATATGAAGGATATAAATATTTATTAATATATCCTTTGACATCTTCAACTTATGGTAATTTAAAAACAACTTATAATACAGTTGAAGTTACTTCTCCTATTATTATAAATATATTTGGACTATCAAGTTCTACCTCTATTGATTTATATTATAATAGAACAGATTTTACAGCATTTGGTCCAGATGTGTTTAATTTTAGAGTATCAGATAGTAATACAAATTATTTATATAGTTTAATACATACATTAGGAGTATCTGGAGCATTATCATCTAATAATAATTTACCGCCTGAAAATATAGGTGATATTACTTTATATATAGCAAATAGAGTAAATACTACTCTTACTATGACTATGTTTACTACAGGATTAGTTGACCCTTATACTGACCCAGAAGGTGATTTAATAGATGCTATTAGAATAGTAGATATATCTAATGCAAACCAAGGAATTTATTATTTAAATGGTACTCCAATTATAGAAGGACAAATAATTACTAGAGAAGATATTGAAGCTGGTTTATTTATTCATTCAGGACCTAATACTGATTCAGCTAGTTCAGATGTATTTGAATTTGAAATTAGAGATGAAGGTTCAGGAATATGGATTGGTTAATAAAATTAATAAAATGGATTATGGCATTATTTAATATAACAAATTTACCAGGTACTATAGAACAAAGAAGTTTTATGACTTCTAATATGAACATCCATATAGATACAATGACTTTAAGAATAAGTGAATTACAAATAACAGAAGACCAATGGTCTGGAATTTTATAATATAAATGGCACAATTAAATTTAATTTTAGGTACACCTAATAACGAAGATGGTGATTTTGTAAGAGATGCATTTGTGAAAACAGAAGCTAACTTTACAGAATTATATGCAAAAGTTAATACATCTGATTTTAATAATAATGGTTCAGATGGTATTAGTACATTTGTAGAAACAGATGAATTAGGTATTACTGCATTTAGTAACGATTATAATGATTTAAATAATTTACCAATTATTCCAAATGCACCAACAGGGTTAGAAGCTATAGATGAAGGTAATGGTATAGGATGGAGATTAATAGGTCGAGACCCTTTAAATTATGGAAATATAGGAAATAATGCTATAGATTTATCAAAATCTCTTTTTCCTTCAACTACTAATGGGGCTACAGGAGCATCTTCTTTTGCATTAGGTATAGATGTAAAATCTAGTGGTATTACCAGTATATCTATGGGTTATAAACTAGATAATAGTTCTTTAGACGGTGTTACAATAGGTATTAATAATACTATTTCTGGATATGCAAATTCCGTATTTGGTGTAGGTCAAATTGTTGCAGGAATGGCTGCAACAGTAATTGGTCAAGCTGCTGATGTTGCTTCTACAAGTTTTTTAGATTGGAATGCATTTCCAACAAAACCAATATTTGTAGTTGGTAATGGTACTATACAAAATGCAGATATAAATTATACAGTATTAACAAGAAGTAATGCTTTTAAAATTTTATATAATGGTGAAATTACTGCACCTAGTTTAACAACAGCTTTAATAGATGCAGAATTAACAGGTAAAGTTTTAATAACTAAAGAATATGCAGATACTAATTATAGCGGTGGTGGAGTAACAACATTTGCAGCATTATCAGATGTTTCTTTAGGAACTTTATCAATAAATAATTTATTACGTTGGAATGGTACAGAGTGGGTAAATAGCACAGCTGCTTCTTTAAATTTAGTAGATAGAACAGCTACAAATTTTATGGTCAGCGGTTCTGTGTTGGATTTTCAAATAGGAAGTCAATTACGTACATTTTCAACACCAAGGTTTTATAATGATATTATACTAAACAATACTACTTTAACAGTAGATGAAAATATTGCTAATGATAATTATGTTTTAAAATATGATTTTGCTACTCAAAGCATCAATTTACAAGCTGAAACAAATGTTAATACAACAATTCCACATTTAGGATATAATAATACAAATCAAACC